GTATTTCTTATTGTGTTGTTTTTGATATTGAAGTTTGCGATAGTACCACTATCACCGTCTAGGTTGTCCGCAAATACTGTTCCGTCAAAGTAACCATGCTTCCATTCTTTAGAAACGGCACCAATACTATAGTCATCATCTGTTAATGGAACCAGACTAGTTACGAACTGACCTGTCGCTGAGATCTGATCTGTAGCCGCATTACCAAGAGTGACGTTAGCGTTTAATGTGGTATCACCATCTACGTTCAGTGTTAGATCAACATCGAGATCACCCTCAATGTTTACATCGTTCTCAAACACTGCATCCGAATCTTCAAATGTGATTACACGGATACCGTTATTGTCGATGCCCGCATTACCTAAACCAGCATGAGTGAATCTTAGGAACTCGGTTCCAGCGTCTTTAAGAATAACGTCATCTGCAGCCGCATCTAGGATGATATCACCAGATGCATCTACACTAAAGTTCCCAGCAACGTCTAATTCTAAACCACCCTGTGAGTACAACTGTCGAACTAAAGTAGAGTCTCCCGACATACCCATCTGAGTCTTGACAAATTCCACACCTTGTCTAGAGAAGGTAATGTCGCTATCGCCAGCGTCTAGAACAATATCTCCAGTTGCATCAACTGTGAAAGTACTTGGTGCGCCAATAGTGAATGCACCTGTATCTGCAAGACCTAAAGTTACGGTATCTCCGCCACCACCGTTCTTAATGTTTACATGGTTACCGTCCGCATCCAGAACAATATCACCGTCAGTGTTTAGTGTGATATTCTGAGTTGCAGTTACATCTACAGTTCCAGACGTGGTCTGTGTATAAGAACTACCAGATACAATATCGAATGTTCCTCGTGTATCGATGTCCATGTTTCCAGTCGCACCGATATGGTATGTTCCAGCTGCACTGTCGGAAGCATCAACCGTAACAGTCTCGGTTCGGTTACCAGTTGTTGTGATTTGAGTTGTTGCGCCTAGAGTATAGGTTTGACGTGTTGTACCGCCATCCTTTAGTCTTATATTGTCTCCAGCTGCATCAAGTACAATATCTCCAGCGACATCTAATATGAAATCGTCTGGTGCAGTGATTGTTAGGTCTGCATTGTCAGCAAGATTGATCTGTGCAGAATCACCGCCCGCACCGTTTCTGAGGACTAGATCATTACCATCCGCATCTAGGATGATATCTCCAACCACATCAACTGTATAATGGCCTGGAGCAGTAACCGTATATCCAGCACCATCCGCAAGAGTATGAGTTACTTGGTCTGCGCCATCACCATTCTTAAAGATAATGTCGTTACCTTCAGCATCAAAGGTTATGTCGCCATTCACATCAACAGTGTAATGACTTGGTGTAGTCACGGTATAATGAGCATTGTCAGCAAGATTATGGGTTACTTGGTCTGCGCCATCACCGTTCTTAAAGATGATATCATTGCCATCTGCATCCAGAACAATATCACCGTCAGTGTTTAGTGTGATGTCTCCTGATCCATTAAACTGAATAGTACCAGTAGTGGTTTGGGTGAAGTTATCACCAGTTGTAAGACCGTAAGTAGAGTTGCCTACTATGGTGACTGCGCCATCAACAGAATCATGGGACGTTCCAACCACATTGGCGGTTCTATTACCGTCTATGTCAATGTTAGAATTGCCTGATAGGTCTAGGTCAAAACTAACACCTGTTAGTTCAATATTACGAACCGCATCAACAAGAAAGTCTCGGCCAGCATCGATATCGATGTCATCACCACCACTCTGATTAGTACTAATCTTCAGTCGTGTCTGAGTCTCCCCCGATTGTCCGTTGGGATATAAGATCTCACCAGCAGATGCGTCAAATGCGGCTTCGATTTCATTGATTACTGTGACAAGATCACTGTCTTGGTAGGTATTCAGTTGTAATGGGTCGCCTACGTTATTAGATAATATATTGAACTTGTCAACAAATATCTTGAACGATTCTTGCATTCTTACTATTGGTTTTCGTGACATTATAGTTTCTCTAGTAGTTGGGAAAGCATACTTTTCATGTCTGAGATATCACTCTCTAGACCCTCTACTTTTGCCTTCAATTCCTGTTCTTCTTTTCTCTGCAATCTTCGTATACGTTTCCGTTCACGCGATTCCTGAATCTTAGTTCTATTTATATTAATAATCGCCCCAGTTTCTGGGTCACGGGCTAAATCCGCATGACCCTCTACTGGAATAAATTTAGTCTGCAAGTGCGATACACCTCAAGTCTTTGATTAACGGAACTTTAGCAGCATTAGTACTACCAAACACCATCTTCAACTGGAACTGATCAAACGGTTCTAGTTCACCAGTAAGTCCACCGATTAAGTATCCATACTCACGGAAAGTGTTTCTGTTCTGATCCGCAGGCATCTCATTCTGTGTCGGTACGGGTTTCCAATGCAATCCTTTGATGTTCACATCTTTAGATGCGGTTCTGTAATATAGAACAAAACCTGTCTCCGGTGGTCGGTTAACACTCATCATTACCCGTAAACCAACAGCAGTTTCTGCGAGTTTGATTGGGATACAAACGTGTTTCGCGGCCGCAGTACCCTTGCCTGGGAATATCTCATCGACAAATGTCACTCTATTAGAATACTTCTCATTCAAGTATGTGTTAACGACACGTTGATCCGATGCATCAATAATGTTACTGGTCAACTTCAGATCTGTAGATTCTAAATCCAAGACCGGACTTACACGTGGATCTGTTGTTGTGAAAATAACATTTGATGTCAACGAGTGACCTTCGTTCGCAACTAGAGAAGTTTCTGATGTTTCTTCGAACTGATTGTAGATCGCAAATGGACTATTCAACGTTGTATTACTCTTGTTAGGTAATACTTGGAAGTTGTTATCCACTTCAAATCGACCGTCAGCTGAATCACACAGAGTAGAGTTAGTGGTCATCTTGAATGACAATGTAGCGTTCGTTGTCTCTGGTTGTGTCAAGTCAAAGTCTGGTCTGATCGTTTCGTATGGTAAGTGTTGTAACATTCTTACCTTACCGCCACCAGTTCGACCCGATGCAGTCGCATCTGAATCAGTAGCGAATGATATTGAATTGGCATCTACCGAAGTAACAACACGACTGAAGGTTGCGCCAGCACCGTTAATGATAGATGAACCCAAGATACCGTTATATCGAGTATCGGGGTCTAGACCAAAGAGTCGGGTCTTATCACCTCGGCGCATACCGTGTGTGTCTCTAGGCCCTAACTTCACAGTGACGATATTACTACCATCTGTGGTCATAATAGGATTGGCAACTAAGTTCTGTGGTCTTAGATTACGGTTATGTAAGAATGCAGTACCAGAAGTCTGGAAGTCAGCACGATACAATACATATGCCAGATCCTGTTTACCACGTGGTTCCCAAACGTCTGTGTTCTGAGACACGAATAATGAACCAAGAGTAGGTTGTTTCATGATACGTCTTTCGGTAGAACCTAACTGGAACTGTTCAACTTCAGAGATGTACATTTTGTACTTCATAGAAAGTGATCGAACGATAATCGCATAGTTTGAACCACCACCCTGTAGGAATACTGGTTCATCAAAGATGAAGTCAGTACCGTTCGCAACCATACTACCAATAGATTCATCTGGTACGGTACGAACTTGTGACGGAACCGCTTCTTTAAACGAGCCAGGCACTCTTCGTGTACGATCAGGATAACCATTAGGTGCTTGAGTAATCGCTACACTAACTGTGTGTTGTTCATCATTGGCGCCAGGTTTCTCTGCAAAGTACAAACGTAATCGAGTTATGTAGACACCATTCGGATCAAGAACTTCGAACGACTGTGCAGTCGGATCTTCGTCCTTGTTGTGTTTCATGGCATTCTTTTGATACTGCGGTTGACTCGAAACACCGGCAACAACTGGGTCGTTTGGATCATACGCTTTACCATCAACAGTAAATGTGGTAGATGGATTAGTAGTACCAGTACCCGAACCAGCGGCCGCAGATCCTGCCGGTGCCTGTGAGTATTCCTGTCCAGTATTAGACGAAACCAATACTGTGGTATCACCCACAATTGCGGTGTTTGTTTCTACGTCACCGTAAACCTGAGTTTGTGTAGTTTCGGTAGTACCCGCAATTTCAGACTCAGAAGTAACAACAGTATCTGTAGAGGTAGTTGTTTCAGTATGAACACCACTAGTAGTAGTTGTAGTCTGACCACCAACAATCTCTAACACACGAGTGTTAGTAATAGTATAGTCACCAGTCAAGTTCTCGATAACACCAGCAGATGTGTAGAACTGAGCACAGTATGAGAGTGCGTGACTTACGTCTGGTTTACTGATATCAAATAAAGAGAATACCGCAGAACCACTCTTGAATCTCATTGGAGGATTCACTAAGTTTGGAATCTCAAATTCACCTTCAATGATACCGTTAGAGTTAGAGATCAGTTCTCCTGAACCTTCGGAGTGTCCTAGGCCAGGCGGAATGTCAATCTGAGTAACCATGTTAGATCCGTCATCCGCAATATCGTAATCGGGGTCGGGATAAGTCGATGACTTGTAGAATGTCTTCGGTTTACAGAAATCTCTCACATCCGTATTATTGAAGAATGGGAAGTAACGAGTGTTCGGACGTAAGTTAGTCGCCTTGAACGATACTTTACGTGAACGCATAAACGGTACGTGAATGATTTGTAATTCACGATTATCGACAACCTCAGTAAGAACACTTTCACTAGCGATACGGTTCACAGTAGATGTGGTATCGGTAGTGGTAGTAAATTCCGCAGTAGTCTCAGTCTCTGTTTCAGTAGTTACAGTATTAGTTCTTTCGTAACTAGTATTGGTAACAGTCTCAACTGTACTAACATCACGGTGTGAAGTTGTTACGGTATCTGTAACTGTTTGGTATACGTCAGTAGTAGTTGAAGTAACTACGCCACCAAGACCAAATGTTACAGTGTGTACACCATCGTTACTGTTCGTAGATGCACCTTGACCAGTACCAGAATTGTTTTTGAAGTATAAGTGACACGAACCAGTCTTTTTACCTACCAGTTTTACCTTCTGTCCACTACTTATTGATGTAGTGAAGTTAGTAATTAGTGTCCAAGCACCACCGCCAGCATTCTGTTTGTACAGGTCTGCGATATCTTTGTGAGCACCACATCGGAAAACTCTACCCCAAGCTTGGGTAGCAGTAATGACGATTTCATCCTTGACCTTTGCCTCAATCGCAGAACTTCCATTCGCGAAAGTAGACCCAGACGGTGGTTCAAGTTTAGTAATCGTTTGACCCGTATACGCACCTTCTGATACTGTAGTTGCGACAACAAAGTCGCCTGCAACTTGGTTATGGTCTCGTGAAAGAACTTCAACGCCGCCACCGATCACCTCACTAGTTGACGTTGAACCTGTTTCTACCCAATCACCATGATCGACCGAAACATCTTCACCTGTCTGACGGGTAGACTCACCTGTCTGTGTTGTGTTTGAAGTGACCGAAACCAATGGATCAGTTGTCATCCCGACACGTAGGTCGTTTACATTAGTACCACCCCATGCATATTCTTGTTCATTCCAAAGAAGTGCTTGAGATGCGTCAAACTCTGTACCACCATCAATGACAAGTGGCGCATCTTGTTTGAACGCTTTCCAAGTATCTTTAGATGGAGACAGTACTAAGTCGCCATAAGTCTTTTCAACATGGAATGGGTTGACATTAATTGTCTGTGATGCCATGTTCTGTGCGAAGTATTGTACTTCAGTGTGATCCAAATAAAGGTTATCACCTTTCTGAACCATACGATTACTAGTACTATGACTCGAATCGAATAACATCTCGACAGTATCACAAGTATAGCCAGGACGGATGATTCCCTTTGTGGGATCATGTGACGCACGGTGTTCTATACTCTTGGTATCCATGAACTTCTGGTTCTTAAAGTTATCTACGAAGAAACCAGTGTGGATACGTTCGTTACCATCGGAGTCAAACAATCTTTCGTTAGTCGCATTAAGTTCTAACAAAGAAAGCGTGGTTGCCTGTTCTAGACGATCTACACGTTTGTCTAGTTTACCGATATCTTCCATCGTGTATCCACGTCTTGGAATGATAGTGGTTTTAAGATCTTTAGTGTGTAATGTGTTTGCACCAAGTTCGATCTTATAGAGATCAATACAATCTACCGGAGTAGATGGGAACTTAGGCATCATTGATGACACACCTTGGATGTAACGTAACTCACCACTCTTAGACAATACTAGTTTGTCTAGACGTGGCATGTAGTATTCTGCGTCAGCGTTAACAAGATTATTGCTTGCGGGTAGACCAAATATTAGAGAACTAGAACCGAAGTCGCCGTTAGAGTCAACCGAAGGACGGAAATCTAAAACGTCTCGTAGGTTAACCAAACGACCTTTCTCAGTTCTATGTACCGGAATGTTTGAGTAATCAACGGTACCATCATATGAGTTTACTCCAAAGAACTCACCATCACCATTGGCATGCTGGAAGTGTTTGAAGGAAACATAAACATTTTGTCCCGCAGAATCAAGTCCTGATCCATTATAGAGTAGTCTACCTAAATCATAGTGAGTATCACGTTGACCGTAATCTACACGGAATAGGTTTAGAATATTTTTACCACCGGCACTATCTTCTCTCACACCATCGATACTATAGATGTCAGTCTTTCTCAAGTTTATTGATTGGACACCGGCACTATCTTCCTCTAAATTAAACGTATCGGTTACGGGCGTTAGAGTTTTAACTCGTTGTTGAGCGTTAGATATTTTCTCGAAATATTGTATAGTGACAACCTGATTATTAGCTAGGCCACTAATACTGGTAGAAGACGCACCAAACGAAATAATTGCATCTTGAATTTGTGCGTCAGTTGCATTCGATATTATCCACGATCCTGCATTGTCTAGTGCGTTACCACTAGAAGCATTGATAGTTACGTTACCAGATCCATCTGACGTGACAACCTTACGTTTAGCAACAGTAAGTGAGATGTCACTAAAGATTTTAGGACGTGAGATAGGCGTATCAAATAACAGTGGACGTTTGTCTGATTGTTGTAATGCAGCACGTGCGTTTCTATTTGTACCTAGACCAGCAGAAAGAATTAGGTTATAAAATACATCCCCAGCACCACTACCAGTACCGATTGAACGTATGTCACGAACACTCTTGGTTGCATCGGAGATTCTTGTATTGAAAACATATAAGTTTAGACGACTGTCGCTTACTGGACTAACCGCACGTACACGTGTAGTACCAATAATGTTACCACTACCACCTACTGCATCAAAGAGTTTTAGTTCCTGAACATTCTCGAAGTCAGCCATACCCTGACTAGTAGGTGAATCTACTATGAAGTAGTTACCATAGTTGACAGTAATCGAATCGTTGTTTCTAGATAATGTCTGTAGGGGTTTCTTAACAATGATTGTGGACTCAGCGTCCTTGTTGATACGATAACCCTGAACATATGCAGTTCCTGGCGTGACCTTCAACTTCATTGTGGTGAGATTGTTGGGTTCGAACGCTGCACGGAAATAACGTTTAACGTAGTCACCCGCAGTTTCACGAGTACGTGTCGCCATCTCTTCTTTGATAGACTTGAAACCAGAGTTAGGAGTTACCGCACTAACAATACTTCCGCCCAAAACTTCGATTACCTGAATGAAGTTCTCGGCAACTGTTGTGACACGACCATCCGCAAGAGTTAGTGTAATACGATAACGGTCAGCGCCAGGCGATGTTAGGTTTGGGGTCTCCCCTTGATTGTCGTATAAAGTTATGTCATCATCGACAGTAACAATCTCTTGATCAATAACGAATCCGAATCTACTAGATTGGTCAGTACTATACTTACCGAATATCAGACTCTGCGGTGGACAATATACAACACGTCCCTGAACAAAGAAGTGGCCTTCGTCAACCGATATCTCTGATGCTAAACCTACTGCTGGGTTATTAGAAGTATTAATGGACTGTACTTCGAAAGTGAATCCACCTGTAGTACTTGTAATGGTACTACCAGAACCAACTCTAGTAGCTACGGCACCAGTGTTTGAATCAGACGTATATTCGACATACAATGTATCGGGGTCACCGTTTACTGCTGCGATAGTCTGAATGACACGGAATTTAATTGTAGGGTTTAGGTTACTTACCGAAAACTCAACACCTTCCAACAATGATGGATCTGAGGGGAATGGTGTTAATGGGTTTATCTTGATAAATTCAAGAGTATTATCTACCTTGAAAGATCCTGGCGTGATCGCAGCACCTTCTTCAAAGATGTTACCCCCAAGTTGAGAGATTTCAGACTGAATAATAGTCTGCATCTGAGTAAGTTCACGGGCTTGAAGCGCCTTACCACTATTAAACAACACACGATGATAATTTTTAGTCTTATCATAGTCGTCCTTGTACGTGGATGGAAAGCTTGATTTTGTGTAAATAGTCGGCATCTTTAAGTACTACCCTTAGAGTTGTATGATGATTTTAAGGTCTTCAATTTGTTCCGCAGATCTATCTACAGCGGCCCTATTATCTATGTAAAGAAGTTCTCCGGTCATCGGATCAAAACTTCCCTTTAATATCTTATTTATTGTGCCAGTATTACCACTCGGATCTGTCACGGTAGTTCCGGAATCAAATGCAGTAAATCCGGTACCTTCGTTCTGGTGAATAAACAGTCTAGCAGTAAGCGCTGAACCGTTAATTGAATCTACTGTATCTATGTATGCCTTCGCACCAGATGCGTCTGTGATGTAAGTATCTTCAACAAACGTACCACTCGTGGAAGTCAGTTCCAACTTATCGATACCCAATCCAGTAGATTCGGTAAAGAATGCACCATCACTGTCATAGTTAGCAATCAAAGGATTACGTAACAGACATACTTGACGGAAGGTGTTGGTACCTAAGATAAAGTCGCCGTTCTCCGAACCGTCAATCTTAGAGTTAAACATTACCGCAGATGAACGTAGATCGTCACGTGGATCCGCACCTAAACCATTGGATGAACCAAGTATCGCAACACCAGCTGCATCGTCACCTACACCAGTAATCACAACATTGGCGCGAGTATAACCCGAACCACGGTATGAACCTGTTGCCCAACCCTGTGGGTTATTACCAGAAAGGTTACCAGCCGAATCTTCTTTTATTTTTAAGTTTACTAGTGAGTTACCTGAAATCACTGGAGTGATTATCGCACCCGTGCCGTCACCAACAATAGATGCGGTAGGAGTCGATGTATATGATGAACCACCTGCGGTTACTCGTACACCAACAATCTGACCTTTAATCGCAGCAACTTCTACTGCACGTTGTTCTACTTGTTCCGCAGTCGCATCGACAGACGCAGCAGTATCGGAATCAACAAACTGTACAGGCATATAGGCAGAAGAGAGAAACTTGGATGCGTTCAATGCACCAATAGAGTACAAGAACTTCCAGACATAATCGTCAGAAGTACGGAAAGGCGTACCCGTAGTATTACCTGTCGGTTGAATGGTAGAGTTCTGAATCACACCAGCTGCATCTTTACCTTGTTGTAAACAGACGTATACTTCTTGGTTACTGTTCATAACATAGAAAGGTTGTAGAGGATATCCGATATGGTTATCATCAAATGCAGAATACTGTGTACCAGAAGACCAGTTATAACGAGGAACAGCGAATGTCTTATCCGTAATGTTTTTGATAGACTGCATGTTCAGTCGAGCGTCACGTTCGTCCCTAACACGATTCTGTGGGATGATAGCAGTGTCACTATCGTTCCAAGATTCTGATCTAGCGATACCAGCGTAGTATCGAACAGAACCGGAGTCAAAGTCCGCGAACAATTCCTCTAGAAAGAGTTTTTTAATTTTATCAGTTACTATGGCAGCCATCTATATGTCCTATGAAATCGTTGCGGTTGAGCTTACTACATACCACTCTGTGGTGGACAAACTATAAATCAGTTGTACAGTCTGTCCGGAAGCTATTGTTAATGTGTCTCTGGATGCGGCGTTGTTGGTAATAGTAACTGTCGCTGTACCAGAATTGATATTTATTAGATGTTTAACTTCGCCATCTACTGTACCGTCAGCCATAGTCGCAGTGACCGCAGTACCCATGTTGAAGAAAGTTATTGGTGCAGATAATGCAACTGTTGCGGGTGTTGCCGTTATATTCTGAGTACCGAGTGCCAACTTAGTTTCGATTGCAACTGCACCAGTACCCTTAGAATGAAGTTCTAAATTGATGTCTGCGTTAGAACCTACTGATCGAATCTCTGGATGAAGAAGGTGCGAAGCGTTACCAATACTGATATTGTTTATCGCATTATTGTCTGGAGAGAATGTAATCAGTTCGTTACCGGCACTATCCTGAAGATTGGTTCCGATACGGAAAGTTTCAATTAATGGATCGATCAGAGTCTTGTTAGTCAAAGTCTGAGTATGACCATTGAACGTGAACTCGTCATTACTGCCCAATACAGGTAGAGTTACGTTTCTGTTAGACGCAATGTCAGACGCAATTAAATTAAAAGAATGGTTGCCACCAGCGTCAGTTAGTGTTAAACTAGAGACAGTGGGACTAGTAAGTGTTTTGTTTGTTAGTGTCTGAGTCGCAGTAGTAAGTACGAAGTCACCTGTCGCATCCGGAAGACTCAAGACACGATCAGCAGTTGGATTTACTACGGTCAGTTTAGTCTCGAAATCATCTAAACTTGTTCCTTCAAAGACGATACCATCATCCACGAAAGATACACCACCGGAGAGGGTATCACTATCACCACCTAGAAACTTGTAGAGTTCTACGAAGTTGGCGTTGATCTTTAAACCGGCAGTACGTAGTGTATCACCCGTACCATCGTTAGCAACTGTTCCTCTGTTTAATACTTGTCTTGTCATTAGTCTTTTCTACCTAAAGATTGATACTTCTATTTATACGTTTTATAGCAGTTCGTCCAGAGTTATTTCTCCGTCCGAATCACCTACTTGTCCTACCGCTGGGTTGTTACCATCCGTTCTTTCAACATTTCGCCAAGTGAATTGTTCTTGGTCGATGGTCTCTAGACTAGACAGACCCATAGCTGATCCACTGTCATCGGTATCTTCATCGAATGTTGGTGAGTTGGGTTCTAAGTACTCTAATATGTTACTCTGTAACCCATGTACCTCACCGATAGTGATTTCTCCAACATCCTTAATGTCATTACCACCCTGTGGATAAGACGATGGACTTCCCATAGTTGTTCTGAATATCATCTCGTCTCCATCTGGATTGATTGCCACATCGAATAGTGCGGTGTGTTGTGCATAACCTTCTGGATGTCTCATAGTAGCAATACCCTCGATTTCTTTCGGTGGTAGATCCAGTGTGCCAGGAAATGGTTGATTCTCAATATCCAAATCGACCGATCCTACCAACTGTACTTGAGAACCCAAATACATACCAGCAGGGTGTACAAACAACTTATACACCTCTTTCCACTTGGAGATTGCCAGTTCACTTTTAATCTGTATCGCATAGTTCTGATACAGTTTATCGTCTGTTATATACCTCTGCGAGGATGCACCGATCTCCGAAGCGTTTAACGTAAACACATTCTTCTTAGTGTAAACGATATCGGGATCAATGTTAAAGAACGTTCGGAAGAACTGTTGAATAGAGTACTTAGTACCTTTAGAACGATACAGAGTATTAGAGTACTTTGCAGCCTCTCTCTTATCCGCAAATCCTTCGAAATAAGATTGACCTAACAACAACTCATCTTCAACAAAAGATAACAGATCTATATCAGTCTGCGTGATATCCTTGATTAAGAATAACTCATTGAGTAACGTAGTCGGAGAAATCTCTTCTTCTTCAAATTTATAGTACTTTGTTAACAAAGTTACTAACTTAGGAAAACTAGCACATATATGATCGGGAAGTACTTCCTCAATCTTATAATGTCGTAGATTTATCTCCCTACGGTTTAAGTCATCGAATGTCTTGTCTGCGTGTCCGGCCATTAGTTAGTCGCTGTCGTTATGATGCCAGTTGTTTGTGATCTAGATTCGTCATAACTGAGGACATCGTTTCTTTGTGGAGTAATCGCAGACTGATTAGCGGGGAGTGCAGAGATTTTAACTGTGGTCTGACCACCCGTGATACTATCGATCTGAAGTCCTACAAAAGAAACAACACCGTTCACGTCAAACGATCCTACGTTATCAACCAATACTCTGTTGTCATTAAGATCAATGACCTGTAACACATTGGAGTTCAACTTGTTTCGAATCGAACAGTTGATGTTTTGAAGTACAAAGTTAGTTGATGTTATGATATACTCTTCATCGTCAAACTCTTCGATCATTACTGGAAACTTCAGAGTGTGATTCTGTATTCTACCCAGTATCGGAGTAATACTCTGTTGCATCTTGACGGCCGAACGTGAAGACAGGATAGCCGGAGATATATCATCAATCAAAGTCAGTAGATTAGATCGTCTAAACGACTGATCAAACTTACCAGTATTCTGAGTAAAGTATTGACGTGTTACGTCTTCTACTTGTGACTTAATAGTGTTCAGTGTCAGTGAAGTTAATCGTTCGTTAAACTGGAACTTAGTATCGAGTTCAATACCAGTTCTAACTGGATCAGCAAACTTCAAGTCAAATGATGCGATGGACAACTGAGACGCTAAGTCTAAGATGGACTGTTTTGTTGACTCGACAGTAACTTCGGGGATTTCAGAGTTAAAGAGAACAGACATAAAGACTGCGCCATACTCCTTAACAATGTTATCTTCTCCACCCCAAGACTTGATATCCCTAATCAAAGAAGAGAAGTTACGTAACACAAGAGCGGAGTAATCCGAATGTGTTACCATTCTGTTCTGAGATGCATACTGGAAAGGTGCGTTCTTACGAATCGATTCTAAAGATTCTTTCTCCGCACCGCCAGAAGAAACTGATTCGGTGGTTATTGTAGGTACTAATTCGGTATTCGCATTGATCTGAATAGCGTTAACTGGTTCGAATGTTTCTGCGAAGTTTGAACTTGGGCCCTGTGTGGAGAGATATTCCACGACAATCTTGTTGCCTGGCGCTGGGGTTCTACCTAGAGTCGTACCGTTACCGAACGTCAATTCAAAGAAACCGTTAGGCATCTCCTTCATGATGTATATGGTCGAATCAGTATCAATGACGCTTGTATTCAAAATGTTTTTATATGCGGTAAAGTCCAATGATGTTGAACTAGGATGTACCTTAACTACCGCAGTACTGAGATCTAAGTTCTCGTCTGGAATGATGTATGTGATGTTTTCAGTATTATCGCCTGAGATAAATGTCTTAGTCTTTGCACGACCTTCCTTAATAGGAATGATGTTAGAACCGTTATTTTGTTTGAACTCGTAGAAACCAAAACCATCGTCTGACGCAGATATTGCTTCGGATGTCTGGAAAGTAAACTCAAGACTATCAACTGTACTTACAAACCTGTAACCAGCTGCGATAGATATTCGTGGACTACGGTCAACAATACCAGATAGGTTCAATGACATCTTGATAAATGCCTTTGATGCGTTCTTACTATCCGGAACATAACCGATACCTTCGGACAAGGATACCAACGAACTACGTAGTTGGGCCGTTCCAAGGAATGATTCGTTCAAGGCGAAGTTGGCAGTCAATGCATTCATATGCGTATTGTATGCCAGTACGTCCAGTATATTAGATAGACCGGACGCTTCGAAGTTGTAGTCCTTGAACTCTTGTTGTTGTTCTAGGTAGATCTTCAGGTTGTTCTTGATTGCCTGAAAATCTAGTGCTGTTGATTTTATCGTTGTCGCCATTTATCTTAACCTACTTAATACGGTAGTAAATTCTACGAGTTCTCCAGTGTTGATTATCTTAAAGATAACCGTAACTTCCACTGCATTGTCATCCGGTTGCATGTTAACAACTACTCTCAAAGAGGGTACGTCAACACGGGGTTCATACACTTCGATCACGTTTCTGATTTCACGAATGATGTTTTTTTCTGTCGCAGGATCTGCCAGTTCAAACAGGAAATTGTATAGGTTACCGCCACAATAGGGATTGAATGGTTTCTCTCCCTGATTGGTCAGTAATAAATTCTTAACTGCGAACTTAACAGATTCGACATTACGTTTTCGGAATACGTCTTTGGTTGTCGGAGACACGGCCAATGACAGATCCAGATCTGAATACTCTCTGTTCTTAGTTGCCTGTACGGTAGAGGACGCTTCTAAATTCCTGTCTTCTATCGATAATGATCTTGTGATTGCCATAGTAGTCTCTTAAATAACCTTGTATCTATTTATACGATTTAATCTAACTTAACTTCGATTAATTCTCCGCCAGACAGTTGTTTTCCATTATAAATGGTAGAGATACCCAACCCAAAGTTTAGGTCAAATGATTCAGTCACTTCGGGCATCTCAACAACAATCTGAGATGTCAACGAACCATCTGGATTGTAGATGTCATAGTCGAGTGTAAGCTTTTCATAAAAACAATAGTCTTTCCAATACTCTGCAATATCAAATGTCGCACTGTGATCTATCTTGCCTTCTCTGTCAATAACTTGATATACTACAAGACGACCATCCTCTTTCTTTAGATTGTCGCCCCCAACCGTCTCTAGAGGGCCACCCTTGTATATACCTTCGCTCACAATAAGACGTACATTGTTGAACAAGTCGGTGTTACCGTTAATCGTTCGATACATCTCTGCGTGGAGATAAAGGTTACGTGCAATTTGTTTACGGTCTTCGGCTGGGCCTACATGAGAGAACGGTGTCTTATCCCCATACGCACCAAGGTACTTTGCGATGGTTACGCCTGGCGCAAGTTTAGTTCTAGATGAGATCTGATCACCATCAAGAAAATTTGGGTTGTATAACGGATCTGGTAATATGATCATCCTTTAAACCTCTTTCCTCTATTCTCAATTGAATTACCTATAGGCACCATACCAAATCTCGAAGACGGTTTAGCTGAAACTGCACGTCCTATCTTCGGTGGACTAGTGTTATCATAGTCAGAATTAAGTCTACCTTCACCTACCATCTTGTTTCCAATCAAAGAACGGTTAGCAGTGTCGCGAATCTTAGACCTAAGTTCTTGGGTTGTCGGAACCTTTTCGAACAGTCCCTCGTAATCGTCACGTAGAAGAATCTTATTCTTGAGTGAGTCAGACGCATCAACAGATATCGCACGTACCGCAAAGTCACCCATTGTCATCATTGCACCAATCGCATCTGCAAGTGGTACTGGTTTCTTAGGTGTTGGAGTCTCTTGTCCTTCCTCTGCTTTCTTAACTGTAGGATCAGTTGCAGATCCAGATGCCCCTAATGCACCAGCGGTTCCCGCCTTCTGTGCTTGGAACGCAGTCTTTGCCTTGTCTGCTACGTTTGCGTTGTATGACTTAATCGCCTCTGTTGCCTGTCCGTGGAATGATCCATAGAACGCAGCACCAGATGCAAAAGGAACCGCACCCATTGGCCCCATGTAAACGGGAGAAGTCATCTCTACTTGTTCACCCCCAATCACACCTTTCATACCCATGACGGATAATTCAGAACCTGTGATAGACATAACAGGTGATGTAGCAATGTATTCTGATCCCGCAGTCGTAGTCAAACGATTATCGGTCATCAACTGGAGTTCTCCCTGAACATGGTTCTTGTAGTAACCCTTAGTCCAGTTAGAGTTATTGCCCAGAGTAATCTCCGCCCTATTCTCCACGGTCTTGTATGACGCAGATCCCTTAGTCGTATATTCGGTGTTCTTCGATACTTCGGTACGTTTGTTTAGTAAAACATGTTGCCTTGAGTTACCATGTATATTAAGATTATGATTACCACCCACGTCCATATTCCAGTCACCCGTAACCGTCTGGTTCAGATTACCTTTATAGACCATCTCCGCATCACCCTCTACGATGACCGTATTGTCTCCTCCGGTCACCTCGACTTTATTGTTCGGGGATGATATAATAATAGAACCGTCCGCTCGCATTTCGATACCACCACCCTTACGGTGTTTGATAAGAATACGTTCTCCGCCTGGCGTATCATCATGTTCAATCACATGACCAGATGCGGTCTCCATGACCTGATTAAACGGATACTGTGATGGTTGTTGATCTTCTATATTAAGTGATACTTTATAGTCACCACCCCCAACATAGAGTTCATTTACCTGAAACCCACGGGCAGCTTGGTTTATACTAGACGTATAGTGATAGTTAGTTCTAGGAAACTCACCAGTAGGATCTTGAAATCCTTCCTGTGGTACACCAAGTGTTTTGTCCTTGGCGGTATTCTTTCCTAACGAATTTTTATCTGTTTCTGTTGTCATTGTGGTTTCTTCGTTATCAATTCAGATGGAGTTAAAGACGTGTCTACCGATAAGTCTTCGTATACAGACTTCTTGCGGAATACCGTTTCTACATATTGCGTTACATCAAAGTATGGGTCAGTCACCAAAGGTTGTATTTCGTTATGACCAAATATCTGTCCACCATGATATCTTCTATAGAATGCTTCACATACTGATTCAAAGGTTGTCATCTGTTCACGAGTGAATGACTGTGAGGAACGATACTGATCTGGATTATCGCAACCAGTCGAACAGTTTAAACCACCGACCAAACATATCTCGATCACCTTATCCGTGTGACCATTTACCACATTAGAGGTTTTTCTATCCATTGGTCTAGCTCTTTGTAGACGACCGTCTCTACGAATAATTAAGTGGTACTGGATACCATCTTCACCTGAACTAGTATGGTCAACATGTATCTCTTCTGCGCCAATGTTCTGGTTAGTATAAGTGTCTGACGCATGTACAACCATTCCAGTAATAGGACGGTTGATAAGTCTAAATTCTGTACCCAGTTCTTCCTTAGAATCAATATAAGTGTACGATTCAAACGCACTACTCTGACCATCGAACTTAGCAAGTGTCTCAGTGAGATCAAAGTCTTCAACTACAAACGATTCTGAGGTAGTTATAAGTGAACCAGAAATTGTGGTGTCTAATGCAGAGAAATCTGCCTCAGCAGCGAAGACACGTTTCTGTGTCGATTCGATCTCTGCATCACTGATACCTGCGGCCTTCGCCTTTACTTTGACCTCATTAACAAACTCATCGTTGGTCTTACCTTCGGGTATCGTTCCGATAACAGCCTTCATTTTAGGACTGAGTGTTTTATCTTCTCTGATTGTTGATTGTGTCGCCTTCGCAACACCTTCTAAAGTACCATCCAATGCAGAAGAAACAATTTCCGTGACTTTACTTAATCCAAGGTTTGCGTTACTGGTAACACCTCGCACTAGGCTAGTCGCAGCGTTGGTAATGTCCTCTGCGATATCCTGTAACATGCCAAGACCAGTCTTAACCGGAGACTTATTGAAGAAGTCTTGCAATGCACCTTGATTCTTTTCTAATCCTTGGAGCGGTGCATTGGTTCCACTAGTGATCGCGGCACCGATATCACTCGCACTCGCACTAATGGAGTTTAAATTATTCTGTAAATCGGTAGTGCCACTACCAATATCGTTCTTAACATTACTCAATGGGTCTGCGGCAGGGTTCAATGATTGAATGGAAGATACCTCTGCGGTAATATCTGCGACCATACCTTCTGCCTTCTTTATGGTATCGGTAATCGCACCCAGTCCACCAGACGCACCCCCACCTGTTCCAGATGCAGCCTTTACTTCACTCGCGACCCCTTGGATCTTTGACTTCAATGCAGAAGACTTACCTTCAACATCGGATGCAGTTGCACTAATTGCGTCTAGAGATGATGCACCTAGTGTCTCCACTTCTAGTTTAGCAACAGGTGATCCTAGTCCGGTTAACTGAACAACCACGTCAGATACAGATTGTTCTTCTTGGACGCCTTCGGTTATAGTAGTTTCCGCACCGGAGTCCGCACCCACTGTTACTGTGAGATCAGGAACAGACAGGGTCATCAGAGAAGATGCGGGATCTGCGACACCGGATAATCCTGTTACCTGATCACCAAAAGAACACGCAGCGTCACCCATGGCGGTCTGACCGGCGTTATCGATCTTAGACTCCATACTAGTAATACCACCGAAAACCGCACCCGTTTCACTACCCAATAGTGTCGCATTGTTTGCGAACGTATTTTCGGTTAACGCTTTTGCAGTTGCATCGAGATTATCACCAATACTCGAACCAGCTTGGTTGTCTGCTAATCTAGCATTAAGTTGACTTTTATTTAAAGGCATTATTCACCTATTAGTTCCTGAAGACCAATGCAGAGTCTCTCTACACTTTCGAAGTCACTCTCTTTCTTTACACCAAGATAATACTTTGCAAAGACTCGTTGACAATTGTTCTTTAGACCTTTTTCGTTAGTATCCGTTTTACGTAAACGAATGTTTGCGGCCGCTTGACTACTATTTAGTTCAAATTTAGTGAAGACCAATTGAGTCGCATATTTCGCCCAATCGTTACTAAAGTTCTTGAGTAATAGTTTACGTTCGTTTTCCCATCCCGCAATACCTAGAGGATTATCTTCACCCGCAGTCTCTTCTCCGGTGTGGTTAAGTCTTGACTTGAAAATAAGTCCTGCCATAATACCGACAGATTGTTTCAACGTGTAACCAGCACTAAGGAAGTACTTGACTCCCTCTAACTGACGAGACTGCATTGTATTACCATAGACTCGACCGACATTGTCGTTCTCGACCTTTACCGCATCGACAACACCTATTTGTTGTTCAAAGAATACCACGTCTTGTGAGATTCTCTCTTGTACCGTCTTGAACTGAACATCACGTTGAACACGTGTCGGATACTCTATCTTAGGTATAGATCCTAACACTAGTGGTATCTGTGAAGCAACACCGTCCATAAAGAATCCGAATACCGTTGCACCTGAAGACAGTCTAGGTGTACTACCTAAACCAGACACACCCGCCTCTGTGGTAGGTAGTACTACTTGGGCCCAAGGTAGATCGTTCTGCGGTATCTCTCTTGTAGATGGATTGTGTACTCCGTGTACACGAATCTTGACACGACCTTCTAAACCATATGGGGGTGTGTGGTCAACAACATCTGCAATAAACCAACGAGTATTGTCACCATAGTATTCTGTTTGGATTGCTTTCATTATCCTCTCACCAACTTGCACACGGTCATAACAACATCATGACGTGTGTTCTTGAATGTGTGTCTTGTGTTATAGATTAGGAACTCACCTGTTCGTAATAAGTCGAAAGGTTCGGTTGACTGTGGGTCACCATCATCGGAGATTGTTTGAATCTTAACTATATCACCAACACTGGCCTTTGCAACAATGAACCCTGCGCCTGGAACTGTTAATTCAAATTGATTCTTGTATAACATATTCCTTATAGCAATGTTTCCAACCTTGGTCTTGAAACTGCCTGGCTTCATTTCATCATGATAACTCTTGAAGGTACCATATGTGCCTGTAGATGTGACTTGATGATATATTTTAGAATCTAATTCATCAACGTATTCATCATTTAGTTTAAATTCTTCTGGATATACGTTTTGTTTCCCAGCCTCTATTATACCAGAATCTGAGATCTTGTCAAGCAATTTTTTTACACTAAAGTGTTCAGAACCAATTTGTCCTGTCGAAAGGTTAGTGTTTCTGTAAGATGAACCAACACCACCAGACATCATCTGTTTAAATGTGTTCTGCATCTTGGCCGTTCTCATAGTCTGCACTTGGAATGTACGGTGTAACGGGGATTTATCTTCGGTCTTCTTTACGTTTGATGGTGAGTAAAGATACGGTAATTCACTATTCCAAGGATTTTGTTCCAACATCTTGTCAAGACTACCCAACCGAATATTAGTGTCGTGTATAGATGCATACAAGAATAACGGACAACCATTGGTGGTAGTAGCTCTGTCTCTCAACCAATCACATGCTTCGAGTGGATGCAAGTAAGGAATCAGTACCTTCATGTTGCTTTGAATAGACGGTTCTAGATAGGACAAGTCCACGTCTTTCTTTAGATCATGACCACATATCTTAGTGATCTCTTTCTCTAATGTGTCTTTGACTGTACGTGATATCTTCTTCGACTTACTAACGACTGCGTGTTCGTCCATGATAGTGAATACATATATACTGGCTTGTCCAGCATCATTACTTTTAATCACTTGATCAATACTAGTCATCATAAATGATCTGGACATTACTGGCAATAAAGTTTTATCTTCAGATGCCATTTCAATGAATAATCTTTCGGTTCCAGAAAATCCTATACCATCAATGAAACCCTGATCATCGGATATAGCGATTTGTCCAGAGATATAAGGTTTCTCTAGACTCTCGAAGAATACCAATTCTACAATGTTCGAGTTCAAATTGATACGGTTAGACACTTCCTCACCACCCGTTTGTTCGGCAGTAATAAACGCTTGCGTTATCTTATATTGTGATTGGTTCTCGTTCTTCATCGGTTATTTGTCAACCTATAAAATTCTTTAGTTACACTTTCAACACTAGTGTTTTTCAATACCTTGATCTGTTTCAAGTCATCGTTACGTGCAACCATTCGTTCATAGTAGGTCACTTCGGTTAACGATGAAGGTATCTCCTCCACAAATGGATCAATGTCTACGTATTCTCCAGCTGAGTTTTCATAATGATGTACTGCGTTGTATTGTGCATCTTCTCTGTGAATACGTGCAAATACTACCAGACCCGTGGTATCGTCACGGAAGTATATCTGTTCTCCTGCCTGAAACCTTGCTTCGCCATCATTAAACAGTCTCACCCTTGTAGTCAACGTATACTCGTAGTTACCGACTTCGAATGGGATGTTTCTAATATTTACGACAGTGTCTATCTCAGATAGAGTCGTAGAGTACCCAGACAAAGAAACAGGATCTTCAGTTGGATTATCTAAATCCCTTTTCAACAAGATCCACTGATCAGTATTTGCGAAACGTTTCAAAGGATCGGTCAAAGTTATTTCGGTCGCACCATTACTGTTAACCGTTATAACGAAGTCTTCGTTGTCTTCTATGTACGCATGTTCAGTATCAACCACCAACTGACCCAAGTCTAGGTTTCGTTTGATGATCGTTCCTACGGTACCCGATATCTGACCTGTTATTGTTCGTCCCACCTTGAAGTCATAACCACCTTCGGCAGTTGCAATATCTGCGGTAGTTGTGATTATACGATGAGGATAGAAACCTTTAGCACGTTCCAATAACTCTTCGTTTTGCAAAGGCCAGCCAGACTCACGTAAGTGGTCGTTCATCAAATAGAACGTCCAGTAATGAGTGTAGTCATCATACAACTGTAAGGCCAACGTATCTGGTCTATCTCCGGACTTGATAGTATAATCTTCGTAGAATGCCTGTTGCGGTTTGACCTGATCAATGATATCGACATATTGACTAAGATTCTGGAAAAGAGAATACGAAGTCTCGTCCCCGAACTTATAATATATCTTCTCAAATCGTTGAAAGTATTTTGTACTCATTAGAATCCAACTCCATCCGCATCCACGTCAAGAATATCTTTCTTGGATAGTGTAACGGTTTCGGTAAAGTTAAGGTTCATATCCACTTCGAGGAACTCTCCGTCATCATGGAACGCCATCTGACTCGCATTGTAAGTGGTATCGACCGAACGTAAGAAACAAGGTTTAACTTTGTGTGCAATAGTCTTACCATCATATTCGAACTCAAGGTTAAACTTGTTAGGGAACTGATAACCCAGAGACAACTCTTGTCCACCAATTGTAACAGGAATGTCTTCGGGATACAACTCACTACGGAAAAAGTTAACGATCTTCTTGACCTGTGCAGCCTCTTCCTTAGACCGTGCGATCATCTTAAAGTTAAATGCAAACTCTCGCATATTAACTTGTTTGAATAACGAGCGTTGGTTTGGATTCGTGGTAACACCTGTCTGTAGTTTAAGACCCGCAGTAACTTCATCACTGAACTTACCAGCAGACGATGCAAGTTTAACTGTTGCGAGTTTTGCAAGACCATCGTTTGCACCACCACCAGTAAGACCATTTACAAATGACCCTACACCATCTGCCATAGAACCTAGTACCGATGCACCACCCGCGACTGCCGCACCTGTTGCACCTACATCAACGTTTTCGTATGTGACATTGTCACGGAACTGTAGACCCTGTGGTAGGTACAAAAGAACTTCGGTATCGACAATCTGTCTTGGTCGCATACCCATATCAGTTTCGTTCTGTAGACCATTGAATGCACCAACGTCTTTAGATAGTTCTTCTAATTGTGCGGTAACCTCAGATAGTTCCTTGGACGATACGTCAGTAGCAGTACCGTAATCACCTTCGTTTTCCTTGGCCTCCGCTTTAACCTGATCAAGAAGATCCTGTCTTTTCTTTTTTAGATTCTTCATATCCTGTTGTTTATCGGATAAGATATCAGATAAACCTGTATTGAAGTACTGTTCAGCGAACAGAGTAAATCTGATTCTACCTTTATAATCATCTTCGTCATGAAGAGGATATTGATATATGTTTTTTGCGCTCATAACTTTTCCGATAAATAGGGTTATTAAAAACTACTATTTCTATTTATAAGGATTCTATGGCATATTCTGGCAAATTTAAACCAAAAAACCCAGAGAAGTATTTGGGGGACGTGACCAACATAGTGTATCGATCATTGTGGGAAAGACACGTAATGCGCCATTGTGACAACGACTCTAACATCAAAGAGTGGGGATCGGAAGAGATTGTCATACCTTATCTATATGAAGTGGACAGAAAATATCACCGTTACTTCATGGACTTTGTTATTGTGTACAAGAATGGTACGACTAAACTGATCGAAGTGAAACCTTTCAAGGAAACTCAACTACCCAAGATGAAAGGTAGACGTACTAAACGTATGTTAACAGAATCGTTTACCTATGTCAAGAACCAGAACAAATGGAAAGCTGCATCTGAGTATGCAAAGGATCGGGGGTGGGGATTTGAGATATGGACTGAAAAGGAGTTGACTGCGATGGGTATTATGCCTAAATCGACTAAACCATTAAAACCATTAAAACCTTTTAAGAAACGTAAAAAATAAGTATAAATAGACGTATGAGTAATTTATTTAACAGACTAGAACTACAGGCATTCCGTGCGGGAGTTACACCTCGTACCAAGGAAAGTCGCGATTGGTTCCGACAGAAAGCATCGAATCTACGATCTATCAACCGTGAAGCGTTGATGAAAGAAGATCCGTTGAAAAAACGTGATGCGGGTAAAGCGGACAATCGTGAGATGATCGGTAGTATGCAGATGTTTTTCTATGACCCAAAACATAAGAAGACGTTACCGTACTACGATGCATTTCCATTGGTTATCATTATCGGGCCCGCAGAAGGTGGGTTCTATGGACTCAACTTGCATTACTTACCTCCAATACTTCGTGCGAAGTTTCTGGATGCGTTGATGGGTGTACTTGGACAAAAGATGACCACAAGTGCAAGACGTGCATTAACTTACAATATGTTGAAGAAGGCCGCCAAGATGCGGTACTATAAACCATGTTTGAAACATTATCTAACCGCACATGTTAAAAGTCGGTTTGCTGAAGTTCAAACACCTGAGTGGGAGATTGCAACATTCTTACCGACTGCACAGTTCCGTAAGGCAAACTCACAGAAAGTATTCTACGATTCAAGGCAAAAGATAGATGGCTAACCAAGTAAACCAAATAGGTAATATTGAGCAACTCAAGACTCTGATCGGTAGGAGTGGTGGCGTGCAACGTCCCAACCTATTCCGTGTACAGTTACCACCTATCGATGGTTATGACACCAAAGATCTAAACTTATTGTGTAAGGCAGTCACCATGCCGGGTCGTCAGATAGGTACAATCGAAAAACAGATGGGTACATTCAAGATGGACGTTGTTAACGCAATGACCTTGAGTGAAGTAACTATGGTGTTTCATGTACCATCTAATCATATCGTCAAGTCTTACTTCGAGGCATGGCAGTCTGCGATGTGGACACGTGGTGAGGTGGGTTACTACAAAGACTATTGTAGAGATATCGTTGTCGAGACTATACAGAAAGGTGCGTCTATTCCGTTGTACAACAAACAGATTCCGTTCTTGACCAAACTGTCACCGACTATCAGAAACAGATTACCAGACATCGGCCCATTCAAGTTCTCTCAAGGAGAGATTGATCTTGATTTGGGAACAACAGATGAACCAGCATACACGTGTCGATTAATTGATGCAATGCCGACTACATTAAGTGACATCCAGTTGGGTGACGATCAAACAGACGCACTTATGGAACTTACGATATCGTTCAAGTTCAAAGATTGGTACAGTAAAGCTCACGATGCGAAGCGACTTTTTAGTGGACTAAATATACGTTAGACAACCCTGAATTAAACTATTTCTAAATTATTAGGAGAAATGAAATGGCATTACCCAAGTTAAACACCGCACCGTTATATGAATTGGCGGTGCCTTCAACAGGACAGACAGTGAGTTTCCGTCCGTATCTTGTGAAGGAAGAGAAAGTGTTGATGATGGCGTTTGAATCTGGAGATCAGAAACAAGCGTTGAAAGCAATCGTCTCGACAATCGATGCGTGTGTTCAAGAGAAGTTGTCGGTCAGAGACTTAGCAACATTCGATGTAGAGTATATGTTTACTCAGATTCGTTCTAAGTCTGCCGGTGAGAAATCAACTGTAATGTTGAAGTGTAAAGAATGCGGGACACAACACGAGTACACAGTTGACTTGTCAACGATTGGTGTTGATATCCCAGATGATAGTAATCTGATTGAACTGACCGATGACATAACGATCGAGATGCGGTATCCACCATATGGTTCATTGATGGATAGTAATCTAAACGCTGATCAGATGGAATTAGGATTAGCGATGGTCGTAAGTAGTGTTAGCGCAATCATTACTACTAACGGACTAGAAGAAGAACGAATAGATGCGAAAGACGTATCTAAAAAAGAAGTATACGAGTTCATCGAATCGATGACGAGTGAACAGTTTGAGAGAGTTACCCAGTACATCGGTGATCTCCCAGCCATGAAACACAATGCGAAGTTTACTTGTTTGAATTGTGGTACCGAAAATGATATGGAACTTAAAGGGATATCGGATTTTTTATCCTAAACCTTTCTCATGATAGTCTTGTGAATCATTATAAGACGAATTTTGCAATGATGCAACATCATCATTATAGTTTAACAGAACTGGACATGATGATGCCATGGGAGAGGGAGATCTACGTCAGTATGTTATTGGAACACATTAAAGAAGAGAATGAACGTATAGAACAACAAAATAGACAAAACGGGCAGTAAGAGATGGCAAAACAGGCGAACATTCAAGGTGCGATCGACAAACTAAGAACTTCTAACGAGAAGACTTTTGGGGAAATCAATGATCGTTCAGGTGAAATTGCATTCAACACACGAACCACTAAGAATCTTATTGGGGACATGCTGGATGGGATGGCGCTCGATCGTCAAAGAGGTCAAGACGAAGAAGAGACCGTATCACCAGCAGGCAGTGGTGGTAGTAGTTCTCCGGAAAGTAAGGACTCTGGTGGCGGACTTGGTATCGCAAGAATGTTGGCGGGACTCGCTGGTGCAGCCCTTGGTTTCGTAAAGGGTTTTATAAGTGCGTTTACTAGACCGTTGATGAAAGCATTAAAGTCTTTCAAGAAAGCATTCTCGTCAAGTAACTTAGGTAAAACCATAACTCAGTTCGGTAAGAACCTGTCCAAACAGTTTAAGTTATTCTTCCGACCACTGGTCAATACACTCAAGAACATTCGTCTCGCCTTCTCAGAGGGTCTCAAGGGTAATGCTAAAGTAGTCCGTGGCGCTATGGGTAGAATGATGAATCCAGTAAAAGGATTCGTTGGTATCTTTGGTCGTATCGGTAACTTGTTAAGTCCGATAGTCAATGATTTGAAGAGACGTATCAAGGTTGTCCGAAAATCAATCGGTCTACTCCGAACGGGAGTGTCAAGTGTATCTGGATTCTTTGGTCGTATCGGATCGGTATTCTCTAAAGTAGGTAAAGGTATAAAGGCTGCGGGTACGGCACTAGGTAGTCTAGGAAATGTCTTCAAAGGTTTCTTCAAAGTATTCGCCACCATTGGTCGTGTAGTTGCGTTCCCTATAACCATCATCACTGGATTGGTCGGTGGTTTCATGAATATGTTTAAAGAAGGTAAGGAGTCTATGGCCAAAGGCGATAGTTTCTTTAAAGTGTTCGTCAATGGTTTCTATGGATTCATCGAAGGCGCGATCAACGCTGTTATCATGGCGCCATTAGATATGTTGAAAGATGGTATCGGATGGATTGCTGGTAAACTAGGATTCGAGAACTTCGAGAACATGTTGGCAGGATTCAGTTTCTCTGGTTTGTTCAGTGGACTTATCGATGGTATAAAGAACATGATCTTCGGAATCGCAGACTTCTTTGTACAACTAGTGACAGATCCGATCGGACTATTCAAGAAGATAGGCGCAGCTATCGGCAATTTCATGGGTTCTATCGGAGAGAGTATTTCTGGTATGTTCGGTAAATTGATTGATGGTGTGTTCGGGTTCTTCACGGGCGATGAAGGTATGTTCGCCAAACTAGGTGAAGGTGTCGCTAATATCAAGAACAAGTTTAGAGAGTTTATCCTTGGTATGTTACCAGAGAGAGGATCGTTCCTTGAGAAGTTCGTTCCCGATGCCGTTTATGAGTGGGCGGGTACTACTGCACCTCCTGCTGCTGCGGGTGCAGAACCAGTTGCATCTGATACTGCATCAACACCAGAAGGTACCATGACTAAAGAGGAACTAGAACAACAACTAGTTGCAGATAAAAAAGATCTTGCGGATGCACAGTCATCACTTGAAGACGGAACAGGGGACGAATACGATGTCGAGGCGGCGCAGATGTTCGTAGATGCAACAGAGGCGCAACTTGCTGGACTCAAAGAATTAACCGTCACTAACAAAGATTTGAATGAAGCAAAACTTGAGGCAATCAAGACTGGCGATACAACTAAGTTGAATGAAACAAAAGAAGAACTGAGACCTGTTAAATCTTTTGAAGAGAAGGAATCAGAAAGACTTGCAAGAATGAAGGAAAAACTTGCAAGTGGTGAAGGATACTTTAAGTGGTCTAAAGAAGAAATGGCATCCGCAGATGCAGATGAAAGAGCATCGATGGAGTATGACAATTCTGCGGAAGGTCAGTCAGAACAGTTAGAACAACTTAGAGAAAGCATCGCAAGAAAAGAACAACAACTAGCGGACTTCGAACAGAAACAAGCGAAGAAAGATGCGGACATTCAGAAGTTCGGTTCTGAAGAAGCTGCTAAACTTTCTCGTATGTCTGAGGCAGATCGTGAGAAGAATCTTGCACGTGCAAGAGAGATGATAGCGAGTTCTCAGAGAGGCGAAGAGGTTCTTGCAATCAATAAGAGAAGAGCAGAAGCGTTACTCGCTGCAGACGCACAAAGACAACAAGCAATGATTGTCGCGCCATCTACTAACGTAGTAAATAACAGCGCACCTACTACCGCAGTTATGAACATGAACATGCCTGCAACCGATGCATTAGATCTGAGTTACGGTACATAAAAAAAGGGACTCCGAAGAGTCCCTATAACCATTACGGTTTATCCTAAGGCAGGATTCTTTATTCCTCTGCCGCCATCTTAGCGAAGTATGACAGAGAATCGTCTTCATCATTAGATGATGACTCAATCGTTGGTTGCGGTGCAGCCACGATTGTTGGTTCTGGACTAGAAGATACTGGTGCAGCTTCCGCAGATTGCGTCAACGCCTCATTCTTCATAGTAGAACCCGCACCTACTGAGTGACCCAGTACAAGTTGTAGACGAGAATTTAGATCCTCATACGACTTGTAGTTAGCGGGATCAACAAACTCCCGTAGTTCAAACAGTTGGTTGTAGGTCGCCTCAAGTCGTGTCTCATCAGCATCAAATAATGCGTTTGGAGATTTGAACTCCGACTTATCATAGTTACGATAACCCGCAACATTACGAATCTTCAACTGAAAGTCAGCACCTTCCCAGAAGTTAAATGGGTTGACCGGAGTCTCGCCAGGGAATTGTGGTTGCATAACGTCCATGATCTTATCAAAGATCTTCTTACCATAAACGAACAACTTCACTTGACCTTCGTTCTGAGGGTTAGCCGGATCACTAACAATCAGTACGTTAGAGATGTAGTGCAGTCTACGTTTCTGTTTACGAGCAGTTTCTTTGTCCTCTTCGTTACCAGAGTTCCACAGACGTGAGTTCAACTCACCGACTGGATCCTTCTGACCGATTGAAGTAAGAGACTTCTCGATATACCATTGACCAGTTGGGCCTTTAAAACCGTGATCCCAGTAACGTTCCCAAGGGAGTTCCTGACCTTCGGTTTCAGGTAAGAATCGAATTACCGCATATCCATTACCAGCGTCATCGACAGTTGGTTTCCAGATACGGTCATCATCGTATTTGTTTTTAGTTTTCTGACCACCAGCAACTTCTTGGGCGGCAGATACGAGTTTAGAGATGTCGGTGCGACCCGACTTTAGATTTGCAAAAGACATATTGTTTCCTTATATTAACAATGTATTAACAGATTATCCACTTGTTGCTCATAATGTAAGACAGTATTATACCACACATAGTATTCGTATGGCAACTATTATTTATACAGATCGGAAATTAATCATTTCTGTATTCTTCCCAACCATGCAGTGACAACTAACCTCGTTCCCTGTACAACAGGAGACGCAGCGTGCCAATGTTCAGCTGGAAATACTATGGTCTGACCTTCTTTCATTTCAGGTGAATAACCAACATCGTCATCCTCACTTGAATATAAAACAAGACCGTCCCCTTCATAGTCATCTGATAGTTCAAGAATACTCACCGTAGTGTATACTCTATTCTCCTCCTCACCGATAATGCGATCATAATGTTTATCAAACTTCTGACCCTTATCATAATGAAGAACATCTATCTGACTGACTTCTAGTTCATCGTGCATGGATGCCACTTGTTCACAGAACTCCGGATACCATGTGCGATGAACGTCTAACTTAGTACTAGTGCGTTTGTTGGATAGATATCCAATCGGTTCGCCCGAACTAACCTCACTAGGTATCACTCGAAATCTTCCGGAGTAGAAATCATCCTTGATCTCATCCAGAAGTTCTTTATCCACAATGTAACCGCCCTTATACATCCAATGTATTAACCTTGGGTATTATATTCAGATCCATCGCTTCCTTCTCAAGTTGTTCTACTATAGGCAGATTGAGGTACTTCTTAATATCTTCTATCTCGATATTATTTTTTTCACACAACCAGACTATTGCATCAAGGTAAGACATCGAGTTCGTCCGAACTGCCGTCTCCACCATCGATGAGAACTTCTTCTTGTTTAGAAAGTTTTCTTTCGTGGACTCTTCTTGGTTCATCTCCACCATACCACTCCTTTTTCAGTTCTTGTGTCCACACTTGATTGATGTCTGGATACCATGTACCCACAGATCGTTTCGGTGTTCCATCGGGATAGTACGCCATTGTCGTACAGATTGTCATCATTCGGCCTTCACGGTTACGACCGTAACGACTGTCTTGATACACACCCCCAGATAGATAGGACTTCAAGTTTTTCAGATAGACCTCCAAGATCTGGTATTCGTGTCGTTCCTTACTATCCTTAGATAGACGTTGTCTCTTTATGGAACTAAGTTCAGAAGTGATTTCTTTCACCCACTCCCGAACCTTCTTCCAATGGATAGGACTATCTTCGTCCATCTCCAACAACTCAGGAGCGACAGATTTAGATCCATCGTGGCCACGTTTTTCACGAGCGACCCGCAAACGTTCTGCTGCAGCCAGTCGCTGTTCTTCAGTCATAGGTTTACGTTTCTTCTTCATAGATTACTCGATCGGCATAAAGGTTAAGAGTGAATCATAACGGAAAGATCTCCACTCATTAATACTTAGGTCATACACACGACACGCAACTTCTTCGTTGTTCGGTGCCTTGTCTGACTTAGGACGTTTGTCTTCAGGAATCATATCCATCAACAGTGTCGCCTTCATATCACGAACACCACCGTCCTTCACTTTGGTAAATGATAAACTTACCATTCCGTCTCGAAGCATGTCGAGGATTTCATCTTTACTATAAGTCACACTCATGATTTTTCTCCATCTAATTTTCCATCATGTAAATCTTTCAACCACTGGTCACCTTGGTCAAACCAAATTAGAACCTGTTCCATCGAACCCAATAACTTTTCTAGGCTCTCAGATTCATCACTCTTTTCTTCCATCTTACCCTCACCGACCTTACCATCTTTACGGTCAAGAAAATAACGGATAGTGTCCACATAGGTATCACGCAGAAATTCCACGGTTACCGTTTCTGCCTCTTCAGCTGAGATATCAGGTAGAGGTACACGGTTGACCGGCGCGGCACTAGGCGTATCTTCTTTGGGTAACGGTACAGAACTATCACCCTTTGTTGCTTTGGTTTTCATATTAAATTTCCCCTATGCGAGTTTTTTCAAGTACGTCACTAAAGTGTGCTTTCGCATAGTCACTAGCATCACTCCAATGAATTTCTGACATGTCATCGAACTTCTCTACCGATGCCACTAATTTATCTACACGTTTCTCATATGCCTCTTTTGCTTGGATCTTCTCCGCAGCACGTTTGATCATGGCATAACGTTGCGCTTTACTTATCTTCATTCTTAACTCCATTTTGCTTAAACTTCTCGGACAACCAACTCTTGTTCATTTCTTCGTACTCTTCCATCGACAGATTCTTCTCATTCCAAGCATCGCGTTCTTCGCAATTCTCTACCCAATGGTTACGCAAAAAGTTCTTCCAAGTTTTGCTACACATCCATTATACCTCATCAAAGGGGAAACAGTCAAGGAAAAGTTCACGTTCTAAACGATACGCTTCCTTTTCCCAAGGTTGATTCATGTAGTCATAACCATCAGCCTTGCGTCCTTTCCAAGCAAACCCACCTTCACTGGTAAGTTGACCTCTAAAGAACTGACGAGCATGAACCATCTCGTGGGCAAGTGCTTGCATTTGGCGCATGAAACTCTGACCTTTAGTCGCAATGGTCAAGTAAACAGTTTTGGTATCTCCCATACAGAGACCCTGCGCTTCATCATCTAACTTAGACTGAAACTCGATCGCAAGTTCACGGGCAGTAAAACGGTGGATATCTAACGCAACCATAAGGTTACGGATGTATTGATCAACAACTTCTTTCTTTGCGTGACGACCAGCAACGTAATACATAATTTAATCTCTCATCAATAAGTACACATTATAAGCGATAGGGCAGATAATGTCAAGCGTTATTTACCAATATCTTTAATATTATTTCTACCGATCACTTGATATGCGCCTTTGTTATAAGCAGGAGCGATAGTATAACCAGATGAAATATCGACCCTTTCTTCACGCGAAAGTGTTTCTTTAACTGTACATTGTACATTATTAGAAACACTTGGGTAGTCCGGTGTGTCGCGCCTGAATGGTGTCTCAGGCGAATACTCCTTGAACTCGACCTTACGGGTCTTAGACTTGCCCCATGCGTTATACGACTTCTTACGACCGTTTGGGTAGTGTCTCATACTGCCGTGCATCATCTAGATATTCTCCAGTCTTCTTGGACTCTTTCTTCTTGTCCGTGTGGGTATCGGGACTATGGTACTTATCCATATTTTTCTTAACAGGGTTCTTACGATACTGCGTTTTGTTTTTCATTAGTGACATCAACCATAATTATATCATACTCGCCTGACATGGTCAAGCGTTCCATCTCATTTAATGCGGAACGAATGCTATCGAACTCACTAATAAGAACATTACTTTCATCCAACAATTGAACCTTCATCACAGACGTTCCCTCAGAGTTTATTGCCATAGTAATCATGAGTCCCAGCCTCCCAGTTCTTTCTCCGAGCGCTGACCTCCATCATGCTGACTAACGTTGCTTTGTAACCACCGTAAGCAAATAAAATTACGAATATTGTGGCCCCCAGCAAAAACATTATGCAACCTCCTTACGTGACACGTGATATTCTGAACGATCGCCTTTCGGCATCATGACATACGACTCCGTACCAGAATAAGACTCTCTCTGAGCAACAAAGTTGCCATAGAAGTTACGAGTGACGAAGTACGGAGACTCCCACTCTTCCCACGGAGTATCGACACGATCTACAACAGACCAGTCAAGAAGATACTCCTCGAACGATTCGTTCATATCCTCGATCAGAGGACAAAGGGCCTTGACAAGATCCTTCGCATCATCTTGCGAGTGATCGAAGTCAAGAACGTAGGTGCTACCACCTTTGTACTTCCAATACTGCGGACAAGTACCTTGACCGTCCCAATCATGGGCGCCATAGTTTTCACGACACTGGGTTTCAATAACTAAACGAAGTCTTGCCATATCAAATCTCTCTATCATCAATTAAGTAACTATTATATGCCATTGGGCAACTATTGTCAAGCATTTATTTTAATAAACTTTCTACGTGACTTCGACCATTGTTTCATAGGTTTCTTGAACAAGATCTCTTCGGTGGTGTTCACTTTGATGTAACCGGCAAGTTGTCCTGCCTTGTTTACAATGTAAGTATGATTGGGGATGTTTTGGTCACCCCAATCGGTGACCTCTTGTAAGTATTCCATTATGATCTCTTCTTACGTGGTTTGAAACCAAGCGCTTCCATTGCATAGACGGGTGAACCAGACACTTCGAAACCATCCTTTTCAGACCAGAATTTGTTTCTGTGGTCAGACAGTTCAATATACTTTTCAATAGTAGCATTCTTGACTAGGAAGTTAGCCCACGACTTCCAAGGTTTAGAACCGTACTTGAATCGAGCGATAAAAGCAGGTTTCATCTTACCTACCCAAGATGGGTGACAGTTAGGGTGAACTTCATCCATAGTCTTAGAACCATTGTATGGGCCGTTGTACATCAGATACATACCGTCCCATTCGAAATTTTCTTTGTTGAATCTAGTCATATTATACAGTCTCTTCTATTTTGTAAACACCGATAGGACTTCTGTAGTTCTCATTCATATCACGCAAGTCGGCAAGTAACATAGTGAAACCTTCTTCACACCACATACGATCACCTTCGATCTTTAAGACAGTACGTTCTTCGGTCGGAAACATCGCGCCCCAGTTACAGTAGACTTTCTCACCAACTTTAATCATAATATATTCTCTCTCAAATCTAGTGTTCATTTCACATCTCCTATCTCAGCAATACGGTCGGTGATTCGTTTGTACTCACTGTTGAAGTAAGTTTCGTTGTAACACTCTTGGGCTTCGATCAACATCATAAGATCGTTCATCAGGTCAGTAGTCTCAAAATTCATCATAATCTCTCTCTTCTCATATTCAATACAAGTATTATACTGTACTGGCCAGTAAATGGCAAGCGTCTATGATAAAAAAAGTATAAATAAATGGGTATAACGAGAAAAAGGTATAAATAACAGTATGTCAAACGAACTATTCGATTTCGGGTTTACCCTTGTAGATGAGAACGAACTAGAGGTTGTGCAACAAGCGCAAGCAACAGTCACGTCAGCGTCAACCTCGGCAACCGAAACACAAGACAAATTAGACAAATTATTCAATGCGATCCAACCATTGTTGAACAACCTCAAGGCGAACCCAGAGAAAGAGTATATTCTCTGGCCCAATCGTACTGAGAAGATAGAACAATTTGAGTCGCACATTCAAGGTATTTACAAAGGGTAAGGTATGTTTTACAAAGATGACAGTGAGTTATATGTTCAATCGATCCTATCAGATGGTGAACTCAATCTGAAGTACGTTACGCCTGAACTGAAGGAACGTACCTACAGACACATCAATGGTCGTATCGAAAACAGTAAACGAAATAAGAATCTCCTTACTCATTACAAGAACGAAGAGATTCACATGGTGGCGGAGGTAATCAATCGTGTCCCCATGTATTGTAACGTCATCGCATCTCGTGGGTATAGTAATATACTGTTCGTTGGTCATTTCAACGCATCTCAATATAAGTGGTATCTGAAGACTAGACCAGAAGATCCTGACACTAGACTGTACCATGAACTACCACCCGAACGTGATGGTCAAGAGAACTTTGTTGACCTAAACATCTGTCACCAATTTGTTCCTATCATTTGGGACATGTATGGCTACGAAACCAATATGGACTATGTTGAACCACCCCAATCACGTAACTTGGGTATGATGCATGAACTGTATCAGAAGTTTAATCTGAGTAGAGTTCGGTCTGATCAACAGTATCGTCACGGTGATACCGAATGTACTCTATCTGATTGGAACGGTACTAGGTATGACGCAGTAGTATTTGCAGGCGTACCCGAAGCGGTAGGTAAGGATTCTTTCTCTATGACCGATGTGGTAGATAGTCTAGGTGAGTACGTAACGGATGATTGTGAGTTTATTGACCTATGGGGAAATGAGTCTCACGACTACCGATTCTATGGCAATGATGCAGATAGTTTGCCGATCGATAACAATGTCGGTACTGCATTCCGCATTAGAGGTGATTGGGACAAACAGGTTAGGGATGAGGGTCGTCCTGAAGAGTACGCACTAATGTGTAGAAACATCAATGCGTACCGCAAGAGTTTTATCTTAGAACCTTAACCCCAAGTAACTGCTTTAGGGACGTAAGAGGATATCTTTGTTTTGATATCCTTTTCTAGTTTTGCAACTGGAGTAGGTGGTTTACCTTGACGTTTTGCGTAGAAGTACTTCGCATCTTGTAGGAATGAACCGCCCCCACCAGATACTTTAAGATCCGCATCGACACCGACCTTGTTGAATGCGAATACGATATCCCCATCCATATATCTCTTCAACGTTGAACCCATGTTAACGATGTCGGCCATAGTCTGTGATGCGCCACGGTGTGTGTTAACTAGGATCTCTGCGGGTACAGTACGAGAACGTTTGAGGTTCTGTGATTTTGCCACTTCGATATCGTTGACTACCCACACGATATGGATATTCTTTTTCTCGTAACCCACGTTAGTCAACATACGAGATAGGTTACCTAACTTCTGTAGATCTTTAAGAGTTGTATCGAAAACAAGGTTAGGTTTACGATCAGGTGCAGCGGCAAGAATACCACGCATCAATACTTTCTCTTTACGTGTATCCAGTTGCAGAACGTTTGCAATGATGTCGTGCAACTTACCAACGTTCTCCGGATTCTTTAGATCAGCTGCGATCGATTCGATATCCATTCCAGTCTCCGCCTTGACTCTCTTACGAATCAACGGTGACTTTGCGGAAGCAGTCTTGAGCGCATCAACGTCCATGACTTTACCTTCGAGACCGACTAGGTTGGATAGGACGAATCCTTTACCCGAACCCGCACCACCGGCCATGATAACAACGTTACCGAAGTTAGGGTAAGCTTTACCACCAAAGGTGATGAGTTTCTCCATTAGAATCTCTGCGGATTCTTGGAGATCTAGTTCTTCTGTGAGGTGTTGATTAAATGTTTTCATACTTGTTATTTATACAAGTAAGCAGAGACAAGATAAGATAACTAACAAAATAATTACATTAGGTCGAAACGCCCACACATCAGTGATGTCTTCCCAAGTACCTCGAAGGAAATCTACTACTACTTCCTGTGTTTTGTTCCAAAGTTCTTTTACTTTATTCATGTTACTTTCCCATCGTTTTCTTTGTTTGAACTACTATCTCGACATTCTTAGGTATTTTGAACTTCACCTTATCGTGCGAATGGTATAGATAGAACTTTACATCTTTGTGTTCAGCGAACATTGCAGGCCAGATCGGTCTCCAATTGTTTGCTATCCTATGTGTATTATTTATAGATCTATCGCTTTCTAGAATAAGATCGGTAGAACTCAATAGACTCATATCAAACATAGAGTCGAATCCATACAGATGTACTTCTTTTGCGTTCATCTTAGTACACGCATAATCAACTGCCATGTGACCACAACTAAAGTTCGTTGCGTTACCGGCATACTCAGGCACACGTTGATGAAACGAACGAATGTTCTGTGAGTACTTTAGATAGAAATTTGGTTGTATCTCCATCCACTTACGTGGACGTGTACCCAATACCCAATCATACATATTCAGATTGACCTTACCTTCAGCCAATGCCATCATCATCTTAAAGTCCACCATACAAGATGCATGAACTTCGTTTTTAGGTATTTCGAAAGGAGGCATATTACATACAAGTAGTTTCCCTTCCGTTCCTCGCTGGAACAGAAAGTTATGATCTCCGTTACCTAAAACATTAACTCTCATTATTTCTTTCCACCATAATATGGAGTAGCGTGACCCTCTTGGATCAACATATCATTCACTGTTCCGTCATCAACAACAATCGCACCAAGGATACGACCGAACTTACCTTTCGCATCATACTTGTGTGTCAATAGTGTTACTCTCGTCCCAACGGGCGCCATCTCGTTGACTCTCTCTTTGGCGGCGAGTCCACGTTTCTTTTCCTCCAAGTCTCTGGTGCGAGATTCCGGAGTATTAATACCGTAAAGACGAACGCGCTGATCACGCAGTACAACGTCAAACCCAAGATCAATGTCAACGTCAACTGTATCACCATCAACCCACCTATCAATAACTGCTTTATACTCATACATCTAACTCTCTCCAAAGTGTTTCAGGGCAACACCTATCTTATCTTCTGCTTCTGCGATCTTTTCTATCTCTGTTTCGATAGCTTCGACAATATCGGGATGTTCTCCGATACCGGCTGCATTGATAGTGTAGACTCGAACGTTCGCTTTTGCGACTGCGATCTCTCCCTCTAGTTTCTTTATTAATGCTTCAATTAAGAAGTTCATCCTATTTTCCCTCTAATTATATCATTACCCTTTTGTCCCGTGTGATGTACCACCGTAGGACTTTTAACTGCTGTTCCATCTATGTAGTCTAACCGTAACGTATTGAACCGTGAAGGTATACTGTTTATCAACGACATCCTCATTATTTCATTACCGTCAATCATTCGGTACAGTGTTTCTTGATCACCTACATCAGGATTGTTTATACACTCTTCAGCCCAGTGTCTCAATATGTTAGGACTTCCTTTGAAAACAACAACACCAGAGTTATGCCATACCCCCTTAGATCCACGTCTACGACTCCACGGTTTGTCTTCGACCATTCCTAGTCTACCGTCTTCTGCCCAATTAAAGATAGTGTCGATACTATCGTTCATGACTTCACAATCAGTATCTAACCAACATATACGATCGTAACCCATGTGACTAGCGTCTAACAGGGCCCGTGGTTTCTTAAACCATCCTTTTGCCTGAGACTTACAACTAGTAACTGTAATGTTTTCTAGTGGTTCTAAGGATTCCACCATATCACTCGACATACCGAAGTCTGAAATAATCAACGGAGTATCACTATGTTGTCTTAGGTTAGTTATAAACCAAGGTAGTTGCCACTCAGTGTTCTCATCACATCCTGTCAGAAACGAATTAGGCACGAATGACTTCCACCTTGTTATGTTTAGATATAGTTCCTACTTCCCGTTGAATAGTAGTGAACGTATCACGTGCAACTGCGGGCCATGGGTAATACTCTTGTATCCAAGGGAAGTCTTCTAGGTTCATAAACACATCGGTTGGACGAGCATAGATCTTTGCTTGCGCTACGAGTCTTCTCGCACCTTCGGGTTTCAACATGTAAGCATGTGCGCCAGGCATGTATGGGTTTCTTCCATTCCCACCTTTACTACATAAAGGATTAACACCCAGTGTCATTGGAGTATTGTGTTTACCGTAAGAGGGCGCACCAATATTCATCAGGTAGTCAAAGTGTTGGGTAGGTACACTGTTGTTCAATACTGCATCGTGTTCAAAAATAACGAACGTCTCATCATCTTCTATACACTGTTTCCATAGACTGTAGTGTGAAAAGAATGCTGCAGCACAGTTTTCGGGTCTACTGTATTTTTCAATAAACCCGTCCATCCTAATACCTTCCTTCTCAAACAATTCCTCAAGATTGTCTCTAGGTGTTGTTGCAGACCAGTGTTTGATGTTGATGTTATACCATGAACTATGACGGATACATCGATCCGCCACTTCAACCGACTGAGGGTTGTCCATAATTGTAATTACATAGGCTTTCATATTAAATAATCCAGTGTTGTTTTTACCCTTGTGGTCATATGTAGTGACCTCGTAACTTCGGTCACGATGTGGTACTAGACGCAGTTCCCTGTACTTTGGTGTAATAGGGATAAACGATTCTCAGATGAATAAAGTTTTCTCTGCACATGAATGCATCATTAGGCCACATACCGACTTCCTTGATCTTCTCTAGAAATTCTTTTGCGACTCGTGGATCTAACCAATACGCAGAACCACCGGCCAATCCCTGTGGTACTGGATCTTCACCATCTTCGTTTACTGTAGGTACAAACTTAATACTATTACTGTAAGATGCGGTTTCGTGATATCGGGCCGCCTTTCTTGTTGCACCACGGGGATCACATAGTCCAACAACACCCAGACCTTTACGCAGACCAGTAAACTTACGAGTGAACATTGCATCACTCTCAAGAACTAAACACGCACGGTCTTCCTTGATGATCTCCTCCCAGACACGCATATGGGATACTGCACACGCAATAACCTTGAGTTGATTCGCTGCACGGTACATCTTCTTGTAGACACCTGTCTGTAGATCGAGACCCTCTTCATCAGGCGACATGGGCCAGTTCCATCTCCAATTATTGTGATCGAAACAAACCATATCTTTTATATCTTGTTCCATTGTTGCCGGAGTAGACGCACGGAAAATCTTTAGATCAATGTCGGACTCCGTGTCCTTGATACTCTTCCTCAAACGTTTGATTTGACTCTGTTGTTCACCCGTAACATTGATAACATATGCAGTTGTCATTAGATCCTCTCAATCATCATCGCACCCACCCCAGTCTTAACTTCAGCGGTAATCTTCCAAGGTTTATCCTTAACCCACTCGCGTATGCCTGGCCCGATAGTCGATGGGTTTCCATTACATTTGGCGGTATCATGAAAGACAATCGCCTTCTTAACCCTATTTGCATGTAACGCCAACTCTTTTTTCGTATGACTCCAACGGTGCAATGAATCAATCATTAGGATATCACATTCACTTTTGGTCGTTGGGTCTTCCGATCGTTTTTCGTCCATCCTAATCGTGATATCATTCTTTCGAGCATAGTCTTCGAACAATTTACTGTTCTCTCGATAGAACGCTAATGTCATATCCACTAAGTGGACAGTCTTCGCACCATTCAACATTGCGGATGCAAGAGACGCACCTTGATGCACTCCCAGTTCCTTATAGACATCACCGTCACTCAATACACTCTTTACCATATCGTGATGACTACAATAGTCATTACCTTGAGCCCTCTCTTGTTGGGTTCTAATTTCTTTATAGAACTCTTCGAGATTGATAGCGGTTATAATAGATTTAATCATCAGATACAATCAACTTGACAAACTCTACGTCAACTACTGCACATTTGACTCCGTCAAGTTCTACGGCAAATGCCTTTGTCCAGTCTAAGTAGACCTTCTGTTTGGGAAGTAGTCCCGCCTCTGCGATCGCTAGAGACTCACTTGTCGCAACAACTATTGCGGGTTTATTACCCGTTGAGATATCGCTCTGTAGAATGATACCGCCAGAAGTTTGTTCTTCTGCGGCTGCCGTTGTTACCAATATGTTATTACCTAGTACTTTCATTATAACTCCCAACTTATGGTAGGACGTTGATCACCCTTACCGTTCCAATTTATATCACACCCACATTCTTCAATGATGGGGATGATAGATTTTAAATTCTTTACGCCTTCCTTATCGCCGTTAAAACAGAAGGTACTGTAGTCTTGTTCTTCAGGTGAGTATGTAGGCATAGTACCTTCACCTTCGTACTCGTAGTCTTCCTCATCCTCTTCTTCCATGTCTTCCCACATCTCTTCGTTCTCACAGTCTTGCTCGTGATTGAAGAGAACTTTGGATAGATCGACTTCTTTGTATTCAATTGGGTTACCGTCTTTGTCCTCACGAATGAGATACCCTTCCTCATCGTACTGAGCATCAAAGTAATCAGGTATGTCCATCCATGCACACGACTGACAACATAAATGTCCCCATCCAACGTACCAACCTTCTTCGGTCAAACGTTTCTGTAATCTCCTAAAACCATTCATATTCATTCCTCATATTATAGGGGTCTATTATAACACACTTTAGTCCCAAAGTCCAGTATAATATTTACCAAATAACCGAAATCCATTCTGCATACGTTCTTGTTTCGCTTGAGACCATTCCCATTCATCGATATCATTGATCTTGGCATCAAATGCATAAATCATTTCAGACATGATCCAGTCCCATCGTTCATGTACGGCATCTTCGTGATCACCTTGTAACTCAAAGGGAACATCTTCTAAATCTGTCACGGGTGATCCGTGTTTAGTCCGAGCCAACTGAATCAACATAGGAAGGATTATATGCGATAGTGTGCTATCCATACTCCAAGTATCCCACGAATCAATCCGGATCTTCCTTTTCTGTTCCGGTGCGTAACCAAAAAACCTATACAGATATGTGTGGTACCATCTCCACTCAGGGTACTTACTTATTGATACTTTCATATTTTACTCATTAACTCTGTGACGTTCTCTCCACGTTCGGGGAGTTTGTCTTTAAGGAAGAAGTGTATAAAGTGACATTCATCGATCTTTGTATTGGCGGTATAAAGACCATTCCATATGTCGCTCAAGTGTCTAGTAGGAATCTTGTATTTCTTCAGGAAGAAGTTTAGTAAGGTTTGATCGGTACTCCACTTCCAAGGGCCTATACCATCAACAAACTCTTTGAACTCCATACGGTTCAGGAACTGTTTGGCTGTCTGTCCTTTGAGGTAAGGTTTAAATCTCTCAACGTTGATTACCATCAATCCCATGTTAAAGAACTCGAATCCTCGATCGTTGGGTTTAAAGTCTGTCTTGTTAGAGTGTAACTGTGAGTACTGCATATGACTATAATTCTTGATTTTATCGACATATTGTTGGGATATGTTCATCTCACGTTCACTTACTGCACCAAAGGCACAGTTACAATCCATCTCATCCAGAATGTTAGGGGCAGTGTCACGAATATAGATGTCAGCGTCAACGATTATCAGACGGTCATAACCATCCATCATATCAAACGCATTCTCTTTCTCGTAGATAGGCAGGAACCCGCCGTGTTTCTTATATGAGTCTTCACTACGATTGGTGAAGAATGGGTCGGGGGTGATCATTAGTTTCGGGGTGGTCTGAACAAAGTGATCAAACCCGAACTTCTCACAATAATCATGCACACTTCTAATACAGTGTTGATATAACTTTGACGGTCTTCCAACCGAAACTTGATACACTAGTGTTTTCATTTTACTTTACCATCAGCCTTAAATAACGAATCTTCCTTACCATGTTCTATTGTAGTACCTATGTCTTTATGTACTATCTGTCTACAATACCTTATGTACTTATTTTTACTTACCTTATCTCGTCTAGGGTCGTCTAGGTTATGTGCGACACCATTCAACATGTTCTCAAGGACTCCGTCTACATTATGTCTGACACCCGTTTTCCATATTGGATCCCTGAGTATCCATTTTGCCATTTGACATGTCATATACATGGCAGTACACGCCAGTTTTATACGTCTACCTGTAGGCGCTACTTGATGACCCAACAATGACCATTCGAGATCATGCAGTATCTTTTTAGGTATGTACCGCAATACCTCAGTGTCGTGTTCACATACAATCCCACTCTCACCCGAATCTGCGATCATCTGAATCGCCTTTAGGTAACTATAGAATATAGACCTCTCTGTCGGGGTGTGCTCTCTATGCGGCCGCTTGAAGTTCTTCGTCTCGAACTTAATCCAGTTGTGCGGAGGTTTACCTTCCGTTGCCGGAGTTATCGCCTCAACACTCACAACCTCATGGTCATGATCCCACCAAGTCGGTTCAGATAGTTTGCGATAGTATTGAGAAATCTCATTATCACTCATAGATATCTGATATACCTTTACTCTATGTCCTGTAATCTTCAAGGTCAAATTCCGTACCATGCATCTTCATCAAATCACGTTCATGGTTAGTATACACTAAAACTTCGGGATCGTCAAGCAAAAAATCACATGTTTTACAATAATCAGGATAATTCTTAGTTGTATGCATATCACGTAACTCTGTATATTGAGGGCCATCCCAGATCTCTTGAATGGTATTCTCAGACGTATGCCCCAGTACCGCCTCTTCGTCTTGTCCCAGTACTTGACAACAAGGCGCAACCGCACCAGTCTTACCGTCTAGTCCACCGGCACGAATCACAACATCCGGAGAGAATGGTCGTCCGCAAGTTTTGACTTCACCTTTACGTTCATTCTGTTTGATATCATATACACCAGACCAGTTGTGCATCTTCCAGATCTCGGTCTTCACCCCCAGATCATCTACCAACTCTTTATACGCATCTAGTTCATTGTCTAAGTTGTTGTTATCGGTAATCAAGTGATAGGTCGCAACAGTACAATCTGATCCGGTCTTCTCGACATACTCTTGCATCTCTCGTATGTTCTTACAGATCAAATCGAAGTTACCACCTTGAGTGTTATACATCCACTCGTTGTACTTCTCTTTGTTGTACCCAATAAAAGAAAAACGATAGAAGTCTAGTCCAGCGTCTACACAATCTTCCATGAACTTACCGTGCATACGGAAACCGTTAGAGAACATGAAACACTTAGCTCCATACTTCTTAACGATCTTGATGTACTCAGGTAGTTGACGGTTCAGGGTAGGTTCACCCGACCCTTCTAGGTTTACAACACGCAATCCATGTTGGGCACAATCACGAACATTGTCTTCAAACTCTAACAAGTTCATCTTACGTAGGAAACGTTTGTCGCGCCCACCTGTACGCATGTCCTGTGGACACATGGTACAAGAGTAGTTACACCCACCATTAATTTCAATTACTGCTCTATCTATCTTCACGCTTTTTCTCCATTATGGGGAATATATGTATGGTTAATTTATCTGAAATATCCAACTGGTATCCATGAATACCTTATCTGGTTCCCCTAACATGGCATGTACTGCCTCGACCACTTCAGGCCATCCTTGTGGATCATAGTCGTGTCCAGCGATGAACCCACCCTTCTTTAGTTTAGGTAGGAACAATTGAATATCTTGACATACGGAATCGTATGTGTGGTCTGCGTCTATGTAGATGAAGTCGAAGCAATCATCATCGAACAACTCTACCGCAGATTTTGATTTTCCTCGAATGACTTGAAATTTTTGATGAATGTAATCAGGCGAATTATTATACATTCTTGTATTGTAATCAAACTCATCACGGATGTCTTTCCACGTCAACCCAGTGTCGGTACCTGTAGTCTTATACTCGTCTTCGGGCCCTGACCAAGGATCTACCGCATAGAATCCTGCTGTCCATAATCCACTTGAAAGGAACATCTGAGTAGACTCACCCATGAATGACCCAAGTTCTATACCATAATACTTGTTCTTTTTCGGACGGTTATCGTGGTAGTAAGAAATCAATTGTGCCAATCCCAAATACTGGTGATTGACTTTAGGGTTGATCCATTCAGGTGGTGGTCTGTATCTCATATATCCCATAATACTTTACTCTTTTTTAATTAATCCTAATACTCGCTTTCTGTATGAAATTGTTTTCTTCTTAGTGTGACCTAACATCAATTGGATATCGTTCACCCAAAACCATATGTTCGTTTTTGCCTTTCCAGACGCTGAAGCACGTACAGCATTCGGTGTGTGATATTTCGTAATTCCTTCATCACTAGATACTATCATAGGAATGCAAGCATTCTTGGCCATGTAATGCCACATACCATCGTAACACAATACCATACGACTAGTATTGATATGAAACATCGCTTCTCTAATCGGAGTTCTATATGTCAATTCTACCACATGTAATCCGGCTTGGCGGAGAAGCTCTATTATAACATCCCAGCCATTATTTGTCAATAGTCTCTTCCATAATCTTGGAGTTTCTGCATTATGCAGTGGTCTCCAAATAACAACCTTTAATCTATTGTAATAAAATGGCGCATTAACTCCAGATATCTCATCCCGAAATAACCAATCGTTATCTGGCGCCTTACCACCCTTATTCTTGGGCCCATCGTGTACGTAACCATCTTCAAACCAGAACCTATTCTTCTCTTTTAAGTTTTTCTGATCTTCGTCATTATAGTAGTATCGAGTACCTTCACGTTGATCGAACAGATGCGTAACTCTTACTCGATCCTTGTCCATATACAGATTGTGAATATACTCTAGTCTTTCTATAATAGTCTCTTCTTCTTCAAAATGATGTAGATGATCAGGCCCGTGAGGCCAATGAAACTCAAGATTTATAATCAAGTCGTTCAACTGAGCATGTAGGTGACATGAGTTCAATGCCCACATAAAGTCACCTACGCCAGGAGTACCACGCCAAGTCGCCCTGATCTCTTTCATCTACTTTCGCTTAGCTAATGCTTCTTTACCATAGAACGCAGCAACGATTGCAGCGACAGATACGAAGTATGTCGGTGCCATGTCACCAAGAGTTTTACCCGCATTATCTAATCCCACAATCTCACAGAACACAACCAGAGACGGATACAACAACATACCGAACAAGGCAAACCATGCCATGTTACGTTGTGCGTCCCGCATTGCATCTGCATCTTCCAGTTCTTTGCGTTTAAACTCCAGATGCATTAATAGTTCCTTTTCGGAAACATGACCGTCTCCGTTGACATCTGCACCCGCAAGGGTACCGTCACTATCGACAGTTATACTCTTCTTATTTTCCGTCATTTTAAAATACCTTTACTTTATATTTCTGTTCCCATAACCTAGCGTCATGTTCGTTGTTGACCATAGGTCTACCCCGTATGTTCAATGATGTATTTAGTAACATAGGAACTCCGGTTCTTTCATAGTATTCTTCGATCACTTTACGGAATATCGACTGACAATCTTTCTTTACGACCTGTACTCGTGCGGTATTATCAACATGCGTGACAGACTTGTAGTCGTGTTTTGCGGTAGACGTGTATTGCATGTATTCATTCATAGGGCCATCAAAGTACTCTTCTGCATACTCCTCTAGAATAGCAGGGGCGAATGGACGATATTGTTGTCTGCGTTTGATAGTGTTGACAGTGTCCTTTACGTCATATCTCACGTCTGCGATTAGAGACCGATTACCTAACGCACGTGGGCCGAACTCTGCCCTACCGTTCGCCAGACCGCATACTTTCTTGTCTAAGAGGTGATCGACTACTTCATTGGGGTTTATGTCTCTCTCGATATTGTAACCAAGATATGGTGTCCATACCAATTGATCTTTTCCTGTCGCTTGACTCCATGCATGGGCCGCACATCCTAACGATGATCCCGCATCTGTAGGTGATACCGAAATGTGGACATCATCGAATAGTTCTGGTAATCTTGAATTGATAACAACATTCTGAGCGCACCCACCAGAGTAAACAAGTTTGTTTCCGTATTGACGTGCCTTCGTCATTATTTCCATAATCGCCCACTCTGCAAACTTCTGTACCGTCATCGCAAAGTCAGCGTGTTCCATACCACCCTTTAAACGCTTCTCCAAGATAGTCCACATTCGACCTCTCTCCATTTCAGACAACGAGTGACGTTCCTTATTAATAACGTTACCCGCCTCAATATCAGGATTGGTCTCAGGTTGTTCTTGATACCAATCCTTCAGGTCATAGAATAATTGTTCGTTCGGAACGCCATAGGAACTTAGTCCCATAACAACATACTCGTCCTCAAGTGGACGTAGACCCAATAGTTTCGTGGCTGTTGTGTAGACTAGACCCACAGACTTAGGGTATGTTTGTTCGTACAGTAGATTGAAGTCACTGTCTAGGATGACAGTTGTTTGATGTTCTCCCACGCCATCGATCGATACCATAACTGTAGAGTCACGGTCTTTCCAAGGTCGTGTATAAAATGCACCAGCACAATGTGACACATGGTGAGACGTGAATGAGTCTGGTTCAGGGAAGTAGAACTTTGATTTGATCTTTTTAAGTTCGGGGCTGAAGGATCGTCTTATTCGATTCTTTAATTCAGTGTCTTCATAAAAAGATATGTGGTCGGACTTGTCGTGGTAATCCCACAATGACTGTGGGATCCACGCTGTATTTTTATTTTTATCAAAACGTTCGGCATGGGACGCAAATTCAATCGTCCCATCTTCGTTTATTATTGATAATCCAGCATCATGATAGTTCTGCGAGTATCCGGTGTAACGGGTCATTACCCCTCCAAGTATTCGTAGACCTCCTTCCAGTTCTTCATTAGGGGAAAGTCAGTGTTGTCCATGTTGTAAGCATGTTCTATTAATATACTATCTAGACCAAACTTATCTCCCACTTCTGCATTCTCAATCTTGTCTTCGATCCAGACAGCACCACTGTCAGCATAGGGAATCAAAGCATCGTCCTTGTCCGCACCAGTGTCCAGACACAGAACCTTCGCAAAGGCAGTCTCACCGAACAACTTCTTTAGGTTCTCTTCACGCAGACGGGCCGCATGTGGGTCAAGACTCAGACTAGTAATCGCATGGAACACATAACCGTGTTCTTCGTGTAACTTACGTACATAATGAATCGCGTCACGTAGTGGCGGAAGGAAACCAATCGCAGCACTCTCGTTGAAGTGACGAACCATCTTCTTACTCTCGGCGCGGTTCATATCAAATATCTTATCTACACTGTAGACATCAGGGTCTTTTACGTTGTACCCCTTCTGTTCCATCCAGACCTTGAACGCATATCCCCAGTTCAGTAGAACACCGTCAACATCTGTCAAAATAACTTTTTCGTAATCTCTGTGCATCTTTCCTCTCTTTCTCTCAGTTAGGTACCCATTATAGGACATTGGGCATCTTTTGTCAAGCGTTAAATCATATTTTCTGAACCATTACGGGTAACTTCTTTATAAACAACCACCGGATCTGGTGGCGCAAGTTCTACCCAATTCATCTTACGGGAGTGGTCACTTATGTAATTCGTTACTAGATTAAACTCTTGTTGTAGAGCCCACTGCAACATCCACCGTTTCTCTCTAATACCATTGAAGTGTGGAAACTTGATTTCATAACAATCAGACGAAGGTGGATTTACCCAAGGTTGAACATATAACGGATTGTCCAGCCAGAGTGGACTTATCGTCTCATAGTTAAACCCCAGATTAGTTACGTTCACACTGACATATGCGTCATCATAGTACAGACAGTTTACTCTTTGGTGTGGATCAGTGTTACGTTCGTTATCTTCGTATAACCAGTCCATCCAATCACTGAACTCTTCTCTGGCACGTATTCTACCTTCTCTACTGAATACCATCATACCGCCTTGCATATGCATGTATTTCGAAGTAGTGTAAGCACCACGTTGACCCGCAACTGAACCGATCATCTTAAATCCAGAACGTTCCATCTTATCCCTATAGATGTTACACACTCGTTCATCAGCATCCCATGGCGCACATTGTGGGTGTCTTACTCTATAGTCAGCTTCATTGACACCATAGACATCCGCATCAGACGCTTCGAATATGTTCTCTTTGGTGTTAGCAACCACGTCTAGGTCAAATACTGCAATCTTATCGTACTTGTCGTACTCAGGGTCATAGATGATCTCTAACCACTCAAAGTAGACAGACGCAGAATGACGGTGTCCGCCTATGGTCATAGACTCCGGACTATTATCAAACTCGTATTCTGCACCAATGATCTTGGCGTAATTGCGGAAGGATTCGGTCGATACTAGAATCATATCGTGGTAGAGGTCGTTTACCGATTGAACATCAGGCCCATACTCAGACGAACTCGATTCGGGTTGAACTTTAGATGTTCGGGACTTATCCACAAACCTCTGATAGATGAGGTTCATTACCACCCCTTTTGGAATATCGGGAACTTATCCTTATGGTATAGATCGATCATAATGAGTTTCTGATCGCCTCCGGTGTAGTGTAAGAAGTTACACTTACCTTCGTCAATCCACTTCTGAGGATCATTATAATGTGTGGGGGTGTCGTTCCACTTCTGTTCGATAGACTCAACATCAAAGTCGTGTTTCATCAACTGACCAGAAATGAATGGTTGGTCATTTAATATAGACATGTGATGTTCTTTGTTATTGGGATCAAGTCGTTTAGGTTCCATCCAATGAACCCAGTTGTCGAAGTCTCTACGTGCTTTGAGTCTAGCTTCCTTAGTCCAGACAACAACACCTGTATTGAAGATCGTCAACTTAGAATCAAATGAATGACCGATACCGAACGATGGTATCATTGGTATGTCATGCATTGAGAACTTTTCTTGATAGTCAATGAAGATGTTACCATCATAGTCCCATGAGTTATAACCACCAGTCTTCTCAGTACGAATGTCGCTCTCCAGTACACCATATACTTCAGCATCGGATACATCGAAGATACTTTCTTTAGTGTTACAGACGATGTCGGTATCTAGGAAACAGACCTTATCATAGTCATCAAAGAATGGGTCATAGATGATACGTAGACATTCGAATAAACAGGACGTAGAGTTCTTAGCATAGTCTTTAGTCAACCACCTTTCATCGGAGTACATGTACTCACAACCGATCTCTTCAGCATACATCTCAAACGATTCACGTGAAATGTCAGCCATCTCTTTGTAAACATCAGAACGTTTCCGTCCCTCTAGATCACCTCGAGCGTCAACCCGATCGTCTACTACCAGATACTGAAAAATGATGTTCTTCATGTTGTGTCCTATTATATGATTCAACAGACCTCATTTTGAAGGATTTACCTTCTTGCGATCTTTGCTTATGTTTGTTGCGTTTTTTGTTTTGGGGATCGTGGCGGGTATACTTTGCCATGACTAATTAGTCCTTTTGAATGCCTATTTTATACACTGTCTTGCCGTCTTCTTTAACAGCAGTCAGTACCGATTTACGGTTAGCATCAGGATCTAAGTAAGAAACATGAACCCAACCGCTGTCGGGGATACCTACAGTATAGAACTCTAAGATCAACTGATCGAAACTGAGATTATCCCGAATCCATTCCGCAACTTCTGCGTTGGGTACGCCTGGCACTTCGATATCGACAGCCTCGCCCTTACAGTGTTGACTCTTGGATGAACCACCTACCGCCTCGTTCAACGCTTCTCCCCGATAACCAGAATTGATTACCGTTGGCCCGAAGTGATCTCGAACTGGTTGTACAACATACTCGAACAACATCTCTGCGTTCTCTAGATGAATGTCAGACGGGGTATTATCTAACCCTAGTCTAGTTGCGGTCTGTGATTTCGTAAACTCTTGTAGAGTAAAATTCTTTGATAGTCTCATTAGTTGATCTCTAACATTTCTTTGGTCATTATGTAATCACGTACAAAGTCAGATCTAACAATGTCTGCCCATGTAAACGTAACTACCGTAAACTTAGTCATATGTTCAATGATCTTCAGGAACTTACCGAACCCATTCTTGTCAGACTCTTTAGTAAAGTCAGACTGGAGATAGTCTCCACAAAAAATGATTCTACAGTTCTGTCCAATCCTAGTGATAACAGAATCCAGTTCGTGGAATGTGAGGTTCTGCATCTCATCCACAATGATTACTGCATCATTGAACGTTGTCCCTCTTATATAGGACGTAGATAAAAACTCAACAACGTCTTGTTCCACAAGTTTGTCGTAAGCTTTCGTGTCTTGGAATAACTCAGTACATATTGATTTGTACGGGCCTGCATAGGGTTCCATCTTCTCTTCCATGCTGCCAGGCAAGAAACCTATCTCCCGTGTGGGTACAATAGATCGAGTCAGTATGACTTTCTCCAAGTTGTTGCCTTTATCGAGAACCTGTTCTAGCGCCAGATAGATAGCGGAGAACGTCTTACCTGTACCGGCAGATCCGGTCAGTACCAGATGGTTGTTATCTCCCCATGCCTGATAAACCTTTTCTTGGTTTTCGGTCATAGGTTCAAACGTATGAAGATCGTCAATACGTAACTTCATGGGAGCGGTTTTTTCTTTTCTCATGTATTAATCTTATTCGCCTTACCCGAACCTTTCTTGATTCGAGATAGATGGTCATTCCATTCCGATCCAGCCATAGACATGGTGGATTTAGTTCCGGATATGAGTGAAGGGGCACTTGTTATGACTTTAACAAGATTGGGGTTCTGAGCGTGGTACTCGTCTAGTTCGGAAATCTTTATTAGTTTGTCGAACTCTTCGCCTGTGACGGTGTCTCTAAATGTGTATATGGGCATAATCTTTTCCATTGTTAATCGTTAACGAAGACGGGGACTCAGTCCCCGCCTACGAGATACTTGATCACCTTCCTTATCGAGCTGAGGACATGTATTCCTCAATTGTTTGATTTAAGAAATTTTCCTTCACCATTAGCCGGTGGGCCTTTGAATCATTGCCTTTTTTCTGATAGCGTCTGATCTGGTGAGAGAGTTCTCTCTGGTCTTTCCTCAATCGTTCTATTTGATTTCTCGACATAATACTCCTTATGTTATTATTATAGGAACTACGTTGTGATTAATTTAGGGTATGCCTCCTGTACGAGCTTCTTGGTTAAGTACTTTACTGGTGACTTCTTGGCCACCATTGATAGAACTACTTCCGCATCCTTTGGATGAATTGCTTCCAATAGACGGATAAACATATTCTCTCTTTTATATGCGGGCAGGCCACTACTCTTCGCCCCTTTAACAAAGTAACCGAATTGACGGTGTTCTCGTAAAAGTGACGAAGGGATAGATTCGGGTTTATTGGCGACAAACGGTGGTTTGCCGGCAGGTAAGACCCACTCCAAAGACTCATCGAATGTGCCTCGGAGTACATCTTGAAATGCGGGTACATCTGCGTACTTCTCTAGTACCGCTTTGCGTTTTGGTCTAGTAGTTTCTTTACTAAACTCTTCTAATATCTCAAATACTTCTCTGTGTATCACGTGTGCCATAAAAAACTCATATATTGTTGGTTAAAAAATTATTAAACGTTTGGATTCCACCAAGGGTTCGGATCCTCTCCGTGAGCGTCCACATCCCATGCCCATTCGCCATTATCTAATCGTGTACGAATATCCGTAGCCAAATTGTCATAAGCGTATGTCGGATCGGTGTTCAACGTCCGTTCTCCATCGTAAGCGTCTAGACCTATATCTATAAGAATCTGTTGTACCAATTCTCTTTGGTCTGATTGGCAGGAATACGTAAATTCTGCGTCATGATCGGTTAACAGGTCAGCGTTGTCGGTAGTGTATCTATTGATGTCGAAACGGATGTCGCCACCAAGATGATGATCAGAAGTGGTTATACATGAATAATAACAATGTTCGTAACCAAGTTGCGAGTACCGGCCACCGTATTCTTCGGGGAGTGTCCAAGTCAGTGCGGTTAGACCATTAGAATAGTTTCGTCTGTACCCAGCGGACACGTTTGAACCCAACGCAGTTTTGAGTTGTTCGTGGGTATTAGTTATCCAGCCAGTTTGACTCCAACCAGTTCTAGAATTTTCGGGATCACCGTTAATAATGGGCATAATTTTCTCGTTCTTTTACTTTTATTTATAAAAATGGGCGACTACAACACATAACAATATTTAGTAATCTTCGCAATTGTAAGTCGCCCTATAAAAGTATTTATACAGATTCTACGTCCACCGGCCCAATAATATAGGTTCTATACTCAATATCATCGAAACCCTCTTCACGCATGAAGTCGTCAGCAAACACACACTCAGAGAGACCATCGAGAATCCGATCCTCCTCTTCTTCATCGACTCCTTCAAACTCGTAATCGTTACTGCACCCATCATAACATTCTTCGAACTCAACATCCTCGAATGCTTCAAACTCGAATACATCATCGTCATCAGCGTAAGACGAACCTTCGAGCATCTCACACTCTTCTGCATTCAAAGGTGTGATAATATACGTTCCATTCCGAAACACTTCAGATATCATCACAGAGACATAGTCATCGGACTTAAAACTTCCTTTGGCCCAGACACATTCCTCTACGTATGATTTTTTATTTGAGGCGGTAACTCGATACCGCCCCCCAACTTCGATACTCATAACTTTTTCACCCTTTCATCATACTCCATGAAACCAACTTCGTAAGGAACAAACACTTCTTGTCCTAATTCATATTGATCGTGTGAAGAGTCTTCACACTTGACAACGTAACAAGAGTACGGAAAGAACGACTCTTCTTTATAAGACGTTCCGAACTCTACTTTCTCGACAACCGTACCGACCACGAAACGATCTTCACGACCCTCCATCGGTTGGAAGTCAAACGCCTTTAGTCGATCGCCCGATTGGGCAGTGTTTTCAAATTTCATCATAATTAAGCAACCTTCTTCATATCTAGTTTAAGTTCATCACGGATCGCCTTGACTTCAGCGATTCGGGCAGAAAGATCTTTGGTCTCACCAGTGCAAACATAGGGTTTGTCGTAAGAACCAACGTTGATGTCTGTGTAGTGCGAACGGTGAAAGTAATCAGTCATTGAGTCATCTTCATTGAAGAACTCAGGGCCTTCCATCGCAGCTTTCAGTTCAGTCAGGAACGCAGCGATCTTAGGATAGTTCTTGTAAGTATCTTCGATCCAATACTCATTGACACTGACGTAATCGTCTAACTGGATGTATTGGTCAGGGTGGTGATACAACTCACGTTCGATGTGATTGAGTCGCGTTTCTTGGTGAGCGCTGACAATGTCTAGTTCACCAGACTTGATATTCACAACAAGGGTAGAATGGTGACGAACAGCGATAGACGCTTTCATATTGTACTTTTTAAGTACTGCTTTGATCGCGGGGGCTAACATCTTTTTATCTTCTTGACTTACATACGCCATAATTTTCTTCTCTCTCTCAATCAATTAGGTAACTATTATCTCACGCCGGGCAACTATTGTCAAGCGTTTTCTTCAATTAATTATAAGTTTTTTGCAGAGAATCTTGGGTACAATCGGAACGGTGCCTGTTCCTCAAGAGTCTCGGAATAGATGATCGGTTCGGGGAGCGAACGTTCGTCTAACGCATTGAAGAACAACGCCATGTCGCAGTCTTCTTCTAACCAGATATAATCTTCGTTGAAGAACGAGTACTCCGATATCTTGTTGGTGAAGTTTAGTCTCTCAGCCAAACGGACTGGAACTTTCAGGTAACTGTGTGACGGATCAGAAACATACGTCACGGCATTTTGGGGATTAGTTGCAAAACTCATTATGCTGCCTCACTCATTAATTTCATTATATGGTAGTCTTTCAAAAGGATATCACGAACACGTTCACGGTCAAGAGAGTCACCGTCACCCCACTCAAAGTGGTTCTTAGGACTAACGACTAGTTTAAGGTACTCTTGGATAGCTTTCTCGACTTTGTCAACAGACAGACTCTCAATAGGGTAGAGACCGTCATACGCATAGAACGATAGGACATAGTTACGGAAGTGAACTAACTGTGGGTTTGAACGCAGTGCAATTACATTGGAAGTCATATTTTCTCTCTCAGTTCTCATAATCAATACAAGTATTATACGTGACTGGCCAGAGAAAGTCAAGCGTTTTCTTTAATTAATTACAACTTTTTTACACTCATTGAGTCTACGGATGCTAGACATAACACCGTAGTAATCGTCTTGATTGTCAACAGAGAACGCCAACCAGAATATCAAGACGATACGAGCGCCTAGGAGTCTCAAACAAACCAACTAGGAACTTCGCGGTTCGTCCACTTCGCCATGTACTTCTTTTCTTGAACGTAGTACTGACGGTATGCTTGAACAGGATCGTCTTTCTTACACGAATCCGGCATCGCCTGTGCGAACTCTGTGAGGGGGGTGAACTGATCGATGTTTCTTGGTGAGAACCACAACTGTCCTTTCAGTTTCTCTTCGGTCATGTGAACCTTACCGTAACGTCTGGTGTACTCCTTACACAATGCACGGAAGTGTTTGTACAACCAACGGTAGTTGTCGCTAGACTTGCGAGTCCATATGTTGGACGGATGGTTTACGTGGGACGCTTTGTACAAGAGCTCTTCTCGTGCAGCACCATCAACTCTCCACCGTTTGATGTTACGACCATTCTTGGTCTTGTCCAGATATAACTCACCGTCCAGCACACGATGTGCGGTAGACATAAGCTGAGCGTACTCGACTATCATCTTTACGACATGTTTGTCACACATCATCTGTGCTGCTTTCACGGGGTCATTATCTAAGTGGAAAATGTTCATGCAAAGTATATCCAATCTCGAAAGTTGTTGATAACACGAAGTTTGTTTGGTTGGTAAGTAAAGGCATTCAACGCAACAGTGAAGACATCATGACCTTCTGGACATGTCGCTTGATACGAATACTTGGTGAAACCTTCGTCATCCGGAATTTCTTCACAGGTTAACACGTAACCCTCGTAAACGTCAATAACATCGGATCGGTGGATCATTAGTAGTCTCCCTGTCTGATAGCGTACATTACCTCAAATTTTTGAGATGCATTCGCACCGATCGAACTCAACGCTTCGCTGAGTGCAGTCCAGTCCGGATGAGCAGGCATCTCGATGTACTGTTCTGCAAGGTTCACGACCAACTGCGGGGTGATAATAAAATCATCGGTAGTCATCTAACTCTCCTCTATTAGCCATATCGTAGAGACCCCAACTAATTAACGCAATACCTAGTAACGCCTTCAATAGTAATGGAGTAAGGGGTTGCGGTTGAGACATTTCAATCATCATCTCATCATATCCGACCGCACCCATAATAAGCAAAAAACCCATAGCAACTCTAATCATCTTTACACCTCAAACAGGACTACTTGAAATTTGTGAAACTCGTTTATTTTTGCAAACTGTTCTGCACTTTCTACATCAGAGAAACATGGGAAGTTGTGTAACTTTTGACTCTCATCTTCCTTTATCTCTACTACATAATAGACAATATCTTTTTCGGTCACGTAACTTTCTCCAAATAATCTCTTGTTGATATCAACTCTTCTAACACTTCAGGATACTTCATAGCTAACGAACGAAGCATGGAATCGTAATATCCCTCACGGTAGGCATACGAATCGTTTTGCATCTCAAGAAAGTCACGCACATCATTCATAATTTCATTAACAGTCATAGGAATCTCTCATCAATTAAGTAACCATTATAAGCCATTGGGCAGATAATGTCAAGCACTATTTATATATTTTAGCGAATATTTTGTCAATCTCTTGGGCGGTGGCAGTCTTGTCAACCACGATCATCTCGTAGTAATCATCGTTATACCAGTTGGTAGAGTTTCCGAAAACGTCAGTCTTCGGATTGTAGTAGAACTTTGCGACTTCATCGGTGGTGTTCATACGGTGAATAAGGTTAAACATTATACGTATTCCTCAGCAATTTCATCAAATAGATTGTAGTACATATTAACGGTTTCGTTGACAGGGTTGAGACGCACAAAGACATCAGCGTCAACGAAGTTCCAGTTGATATCTCCACAAGGGAAACGGTTCTCTGGAGAGGCGACAGCCTCTGCAACATAAGATTGAATGACTCGTTTAAGATCTTGCATTATTTCACCTCAACCCAATCGATCCAAGTGTTAGACATGAACTCTCTGGTCTCATCTTTGTTCATGCGCCACTGAAGCGCATCAGTCATAGAATGGAACACAGGAGAAGGGACTTGAGCATCGTTGATCATATTGCGGATAATGTATACATATTCTTTAGTCATTTCTTTCTCTCTTTTCTCAGTTTGTATACACATTATAATGCAGCCAGCAGAGAAAGTCAAGCGTTTTCTTGAAATAATTTAAAGTTTTTTACGGACGATTATACCACGGTTCTTGGGGGTGACCCTGTGTTTTGGTAGTTATCTGTAGGTCTTTAGGTAGGTGTTTCCCGTGGATCTTACATCCAATGAAGGCATTGTAGTAGTCATCACGGAGTAGAACATCGTGGTCGAATTGATACTTGGTTTCAAAGTAAGAACACTCGCCCTTGGTACGACACAGTTTGAGTATCTCACGTTTGAATGAAGCTTCACCTCGTTCGATTAGTAGTTTGACTTCTGCCGATGATCCGTAATACTTCATCCAGTCAGATTGGACTCTGGTCTTCTTACGTCTCTTTCTTGCTTTTGTAACAGGTAGGGTCTTAGGTTTCCAAAAGAACTTCTTACCGATATACTTCATACCAGTAGTTTCTTCGGTCAATAGATAAACGAACCCTTGATAGTCTTCTAAAAAGGGTTCGTCCGGTGTAAATTCTTCGTTCTGATAATACCAAGTCATACAGGTATATATCAGTCTTCTATCTGGTCAGCCTCAACCTCTGTGCCGCACATTGGACAAAACATAGGTATCTCGTCCGATTCTGTGGTTTCGTGTACGACTGTAATACAATCGCACACACCACACACCAATTCATAAGACATTAAGCGACCTCTGTCTCGAATGCATCCCAGTCCCAATCACCGTCCATTCCATTCACGGAATACTCAGTGACACGTTTCTCAAAGAAGTTATCATGTGACGCACCATTCAGTACCCAGTCCAACCACGGTAGTGGATTGTCCTTTACACCAAACTTAGGTTTCATACCCAGTTGTAATAGTCTACGATCTGCAATGTGTCGGATGTATTGCTTAACATCTTCTTCGGTTAGACCTTCGATGGTACCAGACTTGTATGCGAGTTTGATGAATCGATCTTCTAACTTAACCGCATTCTTTGCCATCTCATATACTTTGGACTTCAGTTCATCGTTTACTACACGGGGATGTTCTTCACAGAACTCACGGAATAGTTTCGCATTACCCTGTACGTGCATAGTCTCATCACGGATAGACCATTCTACGATTGTTCCCATACCCTTCATCTTACCGAAACGTTGGAAGTTCAACAACATCACGAATGATGCGAACAATGACATACCTTCATTGAATACTGATTGTGCCAGTACAAGCGCAAGTCCCGTGTGAGAGTTGATGTTACCCTCTTTCATGAAGTCGATCTTGTCGGCCATTTCCTTATACTCAAGAAATGCATGGTGTTCTTCGTCAGGTAATCCCAGAGTGTCGTTCAACAATGCATAGGCACGTTGGTGTACACCTTCACGGTTTGCGAACGATGATAACATGTTACGGATCTCGTTGTTCTTGAACTTAGGGATCAATAACTCATGGTAGTTCTCACCTACCTGTACGTCCGACTGAGTGAACAGTCTCAGTACTTGGGTGACGAAATCTTTCTCTTGTTCAGATAGTTTCGTTCTCCAGTCTTGGATATCTTCGGACAGTTCTGCTTCATCTTCTACCCAATGGATCTCTTCGTGTTTCTTTGTCAGTTCTACTGCCCAAGGAAACTTGAAGGGTTTGTATGTTTTGCTAAATTCTAGTAATGCCATTTATTATCCTTCGCAGGCCCGACATTCATCGGACTCTTCTAGTTCTACTGGTTTGTTTAGGTGTTCCATCAATTCTTCATACCCACCGACATATTTGCCTTCGATATAGATTTGAGGTACTGTTTTTACTTTACGTCCGGTAACTTCAGAGGCAGTCTTACCGATGTCCGCAAGATCAATGTAATCATACGTGACACCTCGTAATTTTAACTCGTCCTTCGCCAACTGACAATACGGACATCCTTTCTTACCATAGACAATAGTACGCACATCTTCTGATAGAGCGACACGTTCTACCTTATCTGAAACATTCTCTGCACGTTGTTTTGCTTCTGTACGTAAGTAGTATAGACCTTTCAGTCCCTTAGACCACGCACTATAATGAACTAAACTCACATAAGACTTCTCTGCACCGGCAGGGAAGAATAAGTTAACCGATTGTCCTTGACAGATAAACGGTTGACGTTCTGCAGCATGGGTTACTACCCACATCTGATCTAACTCTTGAGCCGTCTTGAATATTGACTTCTCACCTTCAGTCAGGAACGGTAGATGTTGCACCGAACCTTTGTTAGTGATAATCGATGTCCAGTTCGACTCATTGTTCTCACCCTTCTCGTCTAACAATGCAGTCAGGTACTTGTTCTTCACTAGGAATGAACCCGCACGTGTACGGTGCGTATACGCATTTGCCTTCAGTGGTTCGATAGAAGGACTTGTACTGAGAATAACACCAGACGATGCATTTGGTGCAATCGCCATCAAGTGAGAGTTTCTCTTACCAGATCCCTCACCATCAAGATACTCACCACGTTCAACGGCAAGACGATCAGTCTCTTCGTGCGCTCGAGAATTAATAGTCTCGAACACAACTTTATTCATTTCACGGGCTGTCTCTGACTCCCACGCAACACCATGTTTTTGGAGTAATGAGTGGAATCCCATTGCGCCAAGGCCAATGCTTCTTTCTCTCGCAGCAGAGTATTTTGCTCGTATGATTGTATCAGGAGCATTATCAATAAAATACTCAAGCACGTTGTCAAGCATCCTAACAAGATCTTGTACAATTGTCGTTTCTTTCCATTCATCATAATACTCCAGATTCAGAGAAGACAGGCAACATACGGCAGTACGTTCTGCATTTGTGGGAAGGTGTATCTCGTTACATAGGTTAGATCCATGAATCTTCAATCCTTTATCTTTCAGTGATTGCGGTAGATCTGCATTCGCAGTATCAATAAAGTTCAGGTAAGGTTCACCTGTACGGAATCGTGTCTCTAGGATACGTTCCCATAGTTTACGGGCATCGACCGTGTCTTTAACTGCATTGTCCTTTGGATCACGAAGATCAAAAGAACTTCCCTGTTTAACTGCCTCCATAAACTCGTTACTAATGTTAAGTGCATTGTGTAGGTTCAATGCCTTACGTTGCACATCACCTGTCGGGATACGCATGTTTAGAAATTCGATAATGTCTGGATGACTCACATCCATGTATGCCGCATAGGAACCCTTTCGAGTCTTACCTTGTCTATACGCAATCATGTCCGCATCTACAGTATGTAGAAACGGCATCGGGCCAGGCGCAATGTCACTTACTGTACGTACATCACTCCAGTGGCCACCGACACCCCCACCATATACAGACAACCATCTCAACTCAGATGAATGGTCAATCAATCCCTCAAGTGTATCCGGAACGTATGTCAGGAAACAACTGATAGGCATCCCCTTACCTTTACCTTCACCATTAGGTGCATTAGATAGTACCGGAGACGCAAACATAAACCACTTCTTACTCACGTAGTCATAGAGACGTTGTGCAAGTTCCGGATCTAGTTCATCCCTGTATGAACTCCAAGCTTTCGCTGCACGTGCATATGCTTGTTGTGGTGAATCTTCTTTTTCGGTCAAATAAAAATCTTTCAACATACCTACTGCGTAATCGGCGAGTAGATCATCCATAGATCTATTAATTTTTATTTTCATATTTTATCCATTGTTCTGTTTAGTATGTTGACTATAATCGTAAAGTGGTAACTCATCGTTGAAGTCTACTTCTTCAATGAGTAACTGTTTACCCGTTCTTTGAAACTCTCTGATCTGTTTCACCATGTAGTCCACCTGTTCGCCAGAGTCAAGAAGACCTTCCCACATCATATGATTGGTGAGAGACTGGTGATAATTCTCTGTGAGAAACCTGTCGGGGTGAAGATATTTATCATCGCAACCATCTAGAGCGACATAAATTAAGCGACCAGTTATACCTTCTCGGTCGTAACTATTTTGGATATCGTGTATCCATCGGAGATCGTCACCTTCTTTAATAAAAAAGATCGGATCTCCATAATCAAGAAACTCCATGAAACTTCCTTAGTGGTTAGTTTTATCTAGGAGTGCAGTATATCACATCCCACGTGACTTGTCAATAGCCCGTGACCCAAACCAGAAAGAAATAATTGCGGCAAAGATTGCCTTGGTGTCATCATCCCAAAGGACGTTCAATGCTTGTGTCAGATCCGCACCCTTATCAAGGGCGTCCATCAGAAGACTGACTTCGATTGCAGCAAAGAGTCCGAAGAAACAATAGGTGATAACTGGACGTACAGACTTCTGAAGGCCTGCGATAATGCCAGTCGATTTTGCGATTGCGATATCATGATCGATCAATCGTTGATGTTCTTGATCAGATGCTTGTTGTTCATACATCTTGATGTCTTGATCAAATCCCATCTTGCGGAGTTCCGCCATGTGGGTCATCTGTTCAAGTTTAAATTTGTTGTCTGCTTTAGTCTTGAAGTGATCGGTGATCGCTGGAACAACTGATCCACCGAAACCTAAAAGACTACCTAATAATCCACTAACCATTTTCTACCTCACTTTTTAAATCGTTTTAGTATGTTTTCACTATCCTTGCGTTTCTTCTTGCGGTCATACTTCTTACGCATTACTACAGTATCGGAATCATCTCCCGCACCCGCAACAGACGCAGTAGTCGTACCACCCATGTCTTCGATAAACTTCTTAAAATTCTTCATATCTACCTCTACTTATACACGTTGTAACAGGGTGGCCCAAGACTTATCTTCGACCAAACTCCCATCATTGCCGAACGCAGTTACACGGTAGGTAAATCGTTCTACAGGTTTAAATCCGTAATTCGGATCTTGTTCGAATTGTTCAACAACATTCTGAATAGATTCTTCATCTGTTCTCATAACAAGAATAAATTCGGCACCGTTATCTTCTGCTTGCCAAAAGTATTGAGAAATATTGTCATGTCCACTACCAGCATCAAATATCCATAGGTCGTGAATATCTTCTATCTCTTGAGTGTACTCCTTTACGTCTGAGATAACACCTTGGAATCGTCCACCAAATATACCACGGATGATATGCATGTTCTCTCTACTGTAACCGTATCGATCATCATCAATACCAGTAAATCTAACTTGACCATCGTGTTGTAACCACAATAAAGAACTGTGTCCAGCTCCAAATCCTAGTTCAACGATACTGGTTGCATTTGTACGTTCGTAAACTTTATCTATCATATTTACGGACGCAACGTGCAAGGACATGTATGATTCATACAATCTACCTTGGTTACCTAGTGCGACATACTCATCTACTAGGTTGGTCACAGACAATGTTGTCATTTAGTTATATCCGATATGGTTACTAATACTCTGTGTCCAGACTTCTTGTGAGTACCTTCATAGATATTGAGTCCAAGAATACTGTCTACAGGAAGTGTCTTTTCTATACGTAACTGATCACCCTTGTTAATTACCTCTGCACATTGAGTGGTCATTGAAGCATACTTCATACGATAGGTGCCGGGCCCTATCTCATCACCATTAATCATGAACCACTGGTGATCTTCTGCCAGACAATCTAGAATGTCGATACCCGTCTTCTCGTGGATCTTCATTAAGTTTGCATCCGACAACTCACCGTGTTCTTTAATCAATGCGAGTGCGGCACCATATCGTGCAACTACCGACTGACCGCCAGGCACCTTTGCCATGATTCGTTTTAAATTGAAAACAAGTCTATGGAAGGGGGTGTAATGACTACGATACGCTTCGCGGTCATCGGTCAAGTTGGTACTGAAATCCTTATTCTTCTTACCGTCTTTGTCAATGATACCTGCCTTGAACGCATCGGTATCTTCGAACTTGGTAACAAGTAGTTTGAGGAATCTGATAGTATAGACTAGATCCGCAGCTGATTTTAAAATTCCCATTATCTTTTCTCTAAAGGTTTATCTTTATTTATAGTCTGGCGATTTCACGTAATGCTTGAATCGCAACTTTATCCATTTGAATACCCGTTATTTCATCATTTTTGATGGCACGGAGGTATATCAGGAAGGGTTTTAGGGTAGGCCAGTGTTCTACTACGATTTTCTGTGCCAACATCTCAACGGTCGCGTCAGTGCCGAATACATTGAGTAAGACAATAAGGTGATTTAGAATCAGTCTCTCAGACAACTCCCCTCCACCGTAATACCTATTCAACAATCGTTTGATGTATTTGAATCGTTTCAGATCTTCGAAGAACTCGTCTTCGTCAATACATGTGGGATTACGATAATGCTTCGCTGCATATAACGTGAAATTATTTCTGTTTAGTTCCATCATTAACCAATCTCAAAGATTTATAAAATGTGTCTTCATATTTAGTGTCAAGGTTATTGACTATAATATAGTCCATCAGAGTCACCATCCACTGGTAAGAAAACCTACCTTCCGGAATGTTGTCTTTCATTTTGGTCATGACAACTCCTTCAGGGGCGGGTGTGTACATGTATGTGAACTCGTTCTCTTCGTCATGATAGGCGACATCTAGTTCACCCCTTACGCCCTTCTGTTTGATTGTCCACCATTGCATAGTGTCTTCTCCTATCAACAATTCGGGGTCATAATTTATATGGGATGCGCCTTTACGTGAGAAGAATACCATACGATTGAAGACATCTCGTAAACCGTGTTTGTTTTTTACTGGCATGGACATCTTCCAACATAGTTTATCGAACGCAACCCTTGACTCTGCCCATTCCATCAGAGTATTATCATCGCACCAATCGTAGACCATATCGTCATCGTTATACTCAGGGCCCTGACATCGTTGGTCTCTCCACCACTTAAACCAATCCATAGGTACGATGTTGATATCTGTTTCGAGTTTTGCCCAACCTTTAGTTCGACCAGTCTCTTCAATTATATCGTTACCATTTTCGTCTAGTCTCATCGAAGTCGCTATTCTACTCCACTGATTGACAAGAGCAACTACATCTGGAGTATCGGGACGTTCAGATAACTGTCGGTAAAAGTCCACACCATATTGAGTGAGTCTATCATCACCGTCAACGGCAACCATATATTCTTGATCGGACTCAAGGAACAATCGGATTAACGAGTTTTTTCCGGTAGATGGAGTTCCATCAGATTCGGTAACATGGTATTCTATACCCATGAACCAACAGTATTCAGAGGCGCGTTGTATGAAATCCTCGTCCAGAGAGTTGAGAACTACAATAAGATCTTTGCGAGGAATCGTTTCCAAGTGTTTTACAAACACGGAATTGCATGGGTCGTGACGGAGGGATTTATCCCCAGATAGTAAGACATAATATTTCATGTTACTATCTAGGGATATGTTTGGACAGGTTTATTCTAACAACGAACGCATTGTGGATAGTAGTTTCGACTTAGACTTTCTACGATCTAGTTCCACGCCGTGTGTACGTCCCAGTGCTTCTAGTTCAATCTTATTCATCTCTTCAAGAGATTTACCACCTACAGGTGCTTCCGTTAACATCGAGACATTACCACCAAGTCTCGCATTAATTTCAACATCGGCATCATCGTGGAACTCTTGGATTTGTTCTTGAGTGAATCCACTTGATACGAATAGTTCTCCGGTGTTAGGATCTTCCCAACCGTTTGAAGTTGGTACCGCATCTGGACACCAGCCTGGAGCTCTTAATTTAGACATAATAATATACCCTTAGTTTATGATTTACGGAGTTGTTCCAAAGTACGTTGAATGAGATCAGAATGTTCCTTAACAGGTTTTGGTGCGGGATCACCCTGTCCAGTATCGCCTGGCAGTTTCTTGGGTGATGGGCCACCTTTACCAGCAGCAGTAGTAACCTTAACCGCATCTTCGTAACTGTCTTCAATTTTCTTATCAGACTTAGCGTGTAACTCAGCGAATGCTTTCTCTTGAGGAGACTGAGTCTCACCATGTTCTTCGCCAGGCGCCTTGTCTTCCAGAAGACTCATGAGTTCTTCGATCAATGCGTCAGATGATTCTTTGAAGGATTCTTTTTTCATTGCTTTACCAATTGCCTTACGTCTCTTGTGTAGGAACTTGTCAGACGAATCAACATCACCATCGTTGTCGATATCTTTGTCTTTACGATCTTTGAACTTCTTCTTAGCAGCCTTAGGGTCTGCCTTATCAAGTCCTTCACCGTCATCAGAGTCATCGTTAGATGCGTCTTCTTCGACATCATCTTTATCAACGTCTTTCTCTAGTTCGGTTTTTTCGTCATCTTTCTTCTTTTTCTTCTTAGGTTTATCTTCAGACTCTCCGTCTTCGTCTTCGTCTTTCTCTACGTCAACGTCTTTACCAGCGGGAACTGCTTTCTTGCCACTCTCTTCTTCGTCATCAGATTTCTTCTTACCGACAGCCGCTTTCTTCAGAAGTTCGGGATCGATGTCTTCGTTCTGACGTTTCAGTACCGCAGCAACCTGTGGATGGTTAGATAAACCTTTTGCGAGTTTCTCGATTGTTTTAACTGCGCCAGAGTAGTTACCACCAGCGTAACGTTTATCGGATGCAATTCCTATGGCTTGTTTGATAACTTTCGCATCAAACTTCGCTTCAGAGACAACCTCAAGATATGCCTCTTTCATTTTGTTAATATCTTGACTGTTCATGTCGTCTCCTATTGACTTAACCAGAAGTAGTCTGTCACAACACCAACTGTCGCGATAGCTACCATGTATACTATTGAGTTAATTATTTTTATGGTGTGACCTTGGTCATCAACCTTACGTTCTATATCATCTAACTTTTGAGAGAACTTGTTCATTCTTTCGAAATGATTATTGTGATTGTTCTCGATAGCGATCAACTTCTCCTCCGCACGAGCCAACGCAATCATGGCATCTGAGAGTTTATCTATCTTCTCTTCGATACGATCTAAACGTTTTTGGTTTGTATCTGCTGCCATTATTTCATCTTTCCCATGTGATTTATACTATTTATACTTCTAAGATACGCAATACTAACGTATCTGATCCTTTTATTAGTCGATGGTATTCCATCTTGTTTATACTATAACTGTACCCTTCAACTATCTCAACTGGTTCTTCATTGTCCATTTGAAGTTGCCAATCGTGTCCTTCCATGACTATAATCTTTCGGTCTCGTTCATCCCTATGCCAGACCAATTCTTCTTCTTCTACGTGTAACCCAAAAGTTCTTAACCTACTACCATCATGTAAATGTAACTCAAGATAAGGCGTATCTACCAAAAGAAACTCCCGCCTCCGGACAGTCCCAGTTGTTTTGCNTANCGNGGTAAACGACATGCCCAGTATCCCGCAGTCATCTTGTCGTTCTTTGTCTCACACTTATGACGTGCAACAAATGACTTACGTGCGGCAGGGTCATTCAACTTGACTTTAAGTCCAGTCGTATCACCCCAAGAGATCTTCTTGATTTTACCGTTTGGCCCTTTGACATACACGTAGTACTTCTTGGAACCACCCTTCTTTGGTTTGTTCAGTTCTGGTTGTTTCTCTTCTTCAAAGATACAATCCAGCGCAACGTTATCACCATTGAACTCTGCGAACTCACCTAGATTACTTTCCATGATGTCCACTTCAGACGGATCGATCTCTAAGTTACCATCATAGTAATCTTCGCGACACTGTCTCCAGTATTCGAAGTAGGCCTCTGACCCAACTCGGTAGATATTACTCTCTACTAAGTTGGATTCAGATCCGCAACTACAGTGGTCATTAAATGATTTCATTTTAACTTTAATGCCTTTTGTAAATCTTGTGGACTTTGAGATGCCATATCAGCGAACTTCAATTTCAGATCGTTTCTCTTAATACTATTATACTTCATCAGTACCGCTTTGGCAAGATTCTGTTTCAGGTTTACTTTCTTACCGTTCTTGAACTCAATCACTCCACCCTTGGGTAGATCTGCAACTCTACGTAACTGAACAATAATGTTCTTGTCTGCCGCTTTACGGTCATCTGCCGTTGCCTTTACATCGTCATCGTCAGCAGCATCTTTACCTCGTTTACCCATGGCACGGAATGCATCACGTTTTGCGTTCTCTAGAATACTCTCTTCAAACAACTTTGCAGCCTGTTTGATACTTAGGGTTTTGATATCACCAAATTGATTCTTGGTTCTAACAGTAACCTTACGACCACTTAGATCCAACTCAAGTGCGTAGGTCTTACCGTCCTTACCACGAACGTTCTTGAGTGCAGCTTCGTTGAGTTCTGTGCTCTCGATCTTAAATCCTTTTTTCTTCGCATCAGCGATACGCATTATAGCGTTTGCGCCAGATTTTGGATCAGGAAACTTGTTTGGATTTTTAGGTGCTTTACTGTAACCAATAATTTTATCGGTCTTTGGATTATTATTTCCACGAACATTTGCTTTAGCAATATGAACAAGATCGTTATCGCCAAATTTAGCTTCTTCTAATTCAACACTCTCAATATACATGTTCAATTCATAACGCTTGTTATCTAGGTTAGCGACTTGAATGTGTACTTTTTGCTTCTTGTTAGTGTCAAGAATGTATTTGTTGGTCTTTCCGGAAGATGGTTTCTTTGGCCCCATCGCAACTTTGTTATCAATATCGTCATTGGATACGACATAACCTTTCTTCTTTGCATGTGCATATGCGTGTTGCATCGCACTAGAGAAGTCTCTGTGGTATAAGTCGTAACCAGAAGAAGACTTCGCTTCCCTAATTTGTTTGAAAGATTTCATTGTTATGCCAGATCCTTATCGTGGTTCAGTGTGCCTTTTTTCTTTTTAACTATGAACGCATTTACACGTGCATGTCCCCATTGTTGTGGAGTGGTGCCTGGCCTGTGACCAGTTTTCCATGCCGCTACTCCACGGTTATAAACTTTTTTAAGTGTGGCAGGTGATATACCAGACTTCTTTGCTTTCGCAGCGATACCGTCCGAACCCTCTCTTACGTCTACTTCATCGTACATCGAGTATCGTTTTTCTTCTAAGTATTTTTTAAAATTAATCATGCATTATCAACTAGTATAAGATCAAAGATAGCGCCAGCGCCAGTCGTACCTAGCGCCTTTACTTGTATTTCTATATCAGATTTCTCAGTAATCACCAATGGTACTGGGTAATCATATGTAACTGACGATCCGAATGTGCCATACTGACCCTTTACGCTGAATTGACCACCAAAAGGTCTACACCTTAATCTGAATATCGTACCCGTATTTTTTTCCACATTACCTTGGAACTTAATGAGATACGCAGTCTTTCCGGCAGGAACCGTGTACACAGCCATCAATGTTTGACCAGCATCAGCGGGAATGACATCAGCAATAGATGTGGGGGCGGTATTATATTGTATAGTAATATTGCCCTGATTCGTAGAGTTTACAATAGCACGAAACACACGAAGGTATGTATTGGTTGTTGTAAAAGCACCACCGAAGCTCAAAGTAACGGTTTCTTCCTGTACTGCATAGTTGGCATCAAGACCTTGTATGGTTATATTCAATCCACCATCGGCAGTTGTTGCGCTACTGATCAACGAAACAGTAACAGCGGTGGTTGGGTATGGTTGTTCAGCAACACTTCGATCAGATACAATTTCAAACCCTGTACCTACAGCTGGATTGAACCCAAACTTGTTGATATGAGAATGACCAGTAACTTGGCCAGCAGCGATGGGGATATTCGATGCATTGCCAAATGAGTTAATGATATTGCCATCTTTATCCGCAAGCATATTTGCTTCAAAGAGAGTAGTGCCATTGGGTAGATATTGCTG